CTGATAAGTAAAGCGAAAACCCCTGTGTAGTCGTAATGACCGCACAGGGGTTTACTATTGAAAAAGCTAGGTGGGGCGACAATTCCCACATCTCCTAACGATGGGCGATATCTGCCTGTTCTATCCTCTAGCTTTTTTCGGAGTTATCCTAAGTCAATCTGGTCTTTCGATGCTGCAACGGACAGGTTGTAGATGTACTCCCCTGCCGTGAATCCGTGCTTGCGTGCTTCTCTCGTAACGAACGTCCGCTCGCTGTCGCTCATAAGAATTGTGATTCGCTTGCTACGTTTGCCGTCACCCTTCTGCCCCTGATGGGAAGTGTAAGGTTGAATCTCCATCGTGTGCTTTGCATCGTTGACAGACAGGTTGGTAAGAGCAATCATAATCTGCTGGTTTTGCTGAACGATGGCTTGTAGGACTTCCGTGTTCTTCATCAGCACTTGCAAGATTGCATCGTCCTGCGTGTCGGGCTTGTTCTCCTGCGGGGCAAGGCTGTAATAGCCATTCTTGCGGAGAGACGGAAGAACATCATCGAAAACCCAACTCTCGAACTTCTCTGCGCCGGGCAACTTGCTGTGGGTGATAAGACGGTAAACATCGCCCTCTGGGATGAAAGTTACTTCAATCATCTTATCTTTTGCTTGCGGGTGAGGTGTACTGCGTTTTACAGTATACCGACAATGGCGTTTTACTGCATCCGGTGCATTGGTATAGCCAAGTGCCTTTGCCACGTCAGAAGCACAGAAAAGAATTTTACCATCTTCTTCAATCGTGCGGAGCTGACCAAAGGTCTTGTTCTTAAAAACGTGAAGTGCGTTACATCTCTTGTTATCCATCATATCCTCCATATACAACTGTTTAGCATCTTCCATTCCGACCTCATACGCCTTGTAAGTGATTCGAGATAACGCTTCCGCAATCTCATAATCATCCTTGTTGAGCGGACGGCCGTTGCTATTTTGCTTGAAATTTTCGAGAATCTCTTCTTTCGTTGCTGGAATGTTCATTGGCTTTACCACAAAAATCTTGCTTGTAATGCAACTATGAAGATGATATAATGGATTTATCACCCATAATCGCATGGAGTGTAATTCCTTAAACTGCCGGTGACCGCCAAGTTACGAACAGTTTAGGGGATTTTTTATTTTTGATGTTCAAGCCATTGCTGGACAGCTTCACGAACGGCTTCTCCCTTAGAAATGCCGTTTTTTTCGCAATAATCCGAAAGCTGTTTGTCAGTATTCACGTCCAAACGGACGCTTGTGCGAACACTGTTCGGGTTTTCCAGCTTTGGTCTTCCCATTTTTGCACTCATGCGTTCACCTCCACTTTTGAGCGCACATTAAGTATACTATTTGTGTGCTTAAAAGTCAACACCTAATACCGGAAGATACAGGTTACAGGTATATCGTGTTTCACGACATACCTCAATCCTCCAAGAAATCCTCCAACTCAATCTTTCCCTCTGCCGCTGCAACCGCCAGAGCGTACACGAACTGTCCAATCGTCATCCCATGCCGTCTAGCTTCACGGTTGATGTACTTGCGCTCTTCCTCGCTCATAAGGATGGTAATGCGCTTTGAACGCTTGCCATCGCCGCTTGCAACGCCCTGATGCGATTCCGGCATCGGGATTTTTTTCCTTGTCAAGCCAGCTTCGGCAAGTGCGCCGGGAACATCGCCCTGTTCGATAAGACGTTGAACTTCCCTCGCCTGTTTCAGCTTCTTTGGCTTACTTTCGCTTACTACGGCATTGTTTGGCTGTGTTTCGCTGTCTTTAGCTTGCTTCGGCTTAATATTGCTTAACAGTGCTTCATTAGGCTGTACATGGCCGTCTGTGGCTTCACTGGACTTAATTGATGCTTGTTCGGCTTCGTTCGGCTTTGCTCGGCTTACTTCTTCTTCCTTTGGCTCACTTCGGCTTAATGTTTGTTCCGAAAAAATAGGCTGAAAATCAAACCCGCCAAGCAGACCCGTTGATTTTTTGCTGGTTGATTTCATTCCTCTTTCTCCTCCTTACCACCTATTCCCAGAAATTTAAGAATTTCTTCCGGGATTCCGCTTGCGGAATCGATTTTTTCTACAATTTCCATCAATTCATCTTTACTCAGCGGAATGGTTGCTATGTTTTCTTTGCAAGGCTCTTTCGGTACTTCCGTCCAGTATTCTACATCGAGCTTATGATAACCAGTTTGGGAGTCCAACCACTGATGCTCATTATCATGTATGTTATAAATACGTCTTGCTGTAAGATAAAACCCGTCTTTAGTATATACCAAAAAATCAGTCGTTTCCTTGTTCATACGGTACGAACTAGATTTCGGCGGGTCATACTTCGCACTATGCCATATCTTTTTACTCATTTTGCATCCCCCTCCACAATTTTTTTCGCCAACGCCTTGAAATCCTCTGCTCCCGTGCATTTTGCCGTATTTCCAATAAACAGACCGTGACGATCTGATTGCGCCTTTCTAATCCCCATTGACATTCGAATTTTTGTGTCAAGTACTTTGGTGCCCATAAGCTTTGCGGCTTCTGGTAGTGCTTCGATTGCTTCTTTCGAAAGGACTTCCCGACCCCCAAACTTATTCAGAAGTAACCCTTCGATTTTCAGGTTTTGGTTAAAATACCTCCTAACATCATTGATTGTCTGCGAAAGCTGACTTAAACCAGCCACAGCGTAGCGGTCAGGGGTCATCGGAACAATGACACTATTCGATGCGATCAGCGCATTTACAAGCATCAAACCAAGCTGCGGGGGAGTGTCCAGCACAATGTAATCATACTGCTCAGACACACTTTCAAGGGCTTCTCGCAGCCGGAAGTTCTTACCCATATCCCGCACAAGCTGCTCGTCAATGTCCTTCAATGCGTTGTCAGACGGCAGAATGTCACCAGCTTCACAGTGCTGGATTCCTTCTTCGACCGTTCCTTGCCGGGTCATCACATCAAACAGGGTGCATACGTCCTCTGTCTGTGCGCCGTAGGTGTCCGTTGCGTTGCACTGGGCATCGCAGTCCACCAGCAGAACTTTCTTGCCAAGCAACTGCAATGCACCAGCCAGACAGGTGCTTGTGGTGGTCTTTCCTGTGCCGCCCTTCTGGTTGGCGACAGCTATGATTTTTGCCATTTTATCACTCTTTCTTTTTAGTAGAACGGATATGCTGCTTTTATCTCGTCTCCGACCCACAACACAGGTGTGACGTGCCATGCAATTACAGTTCCTTTGATTTCATTACTATCGGAATCAAACCATTTGCCATTGATTGTATCGTACTCGCCGGTTATGAAACTTTTTTCTCCCGTTTTCTCATCTTCGATACGAAGTAAAAGCCCATGCGGCCATCCTTCTAGGCTTTTATCCGGCATAACGTCTTTAGTCATATACCACTTGTCTTTGTCAAAGTTTTTCGGAAACATTGGAACCATATTCTTTCTCCTTTCTGCATCATCTGCTCAATGTGCTACATCTGACTACTTTTGCAACGCTTCAATGGAATAGAACGCTGGCATATACCTGTCTACGATACCTGCCTTGTCCACGCTTCTAATCAGATAGCCAACAGGCCTGTCAGGGAACGGAGACCTGTCCAAAGACAAAATATCCTTATACGCAGCCTTTACCGTGTCGTAAACCGCTTCTCTGCGTTTTGGCAGCTTGATTTCAGGATGTTCTTTCTTCATCCACTTTTCAACCACCTTTGCCACGTCAATGCAGTCCTGCGTTTCCAGTTCGTCACACGCAGTCCAGTCAAAGTCCTCGTATCCGCTTCTGCGGGGCTTTCTGACAGCTTTTTGAGGTTTGCCCGGTACTTCGCTTGCCTGTGCTTCAATCAACGTCTCAGACGCTTTAATTTTGGGCTTAAACTTGACTGCCACAGCCTTTCGCGCTACAAGAACCGGTTCGTAGGTCACAACAATGTCAGACACAGCATTGATTTCGTCCACTGCAACATCAAGCACTCGCTTACGAAGGTTCTTATAAACATCATAGCTGACTTCCATTGCACCAAGCTGTTCTCTCAGTTTTTTCAAGCTGATTTCGTGAGGTTTGTTGTCCATATTCAGCCAGTCCCGAAGAATCGAGTAAAGCAAGATGCTGTACTGCGACTTCATTCGTGACGTGTAACGCAGACGATATCGAACATATCCGCTTTCGGCGATGTCAAAGAAGATAGAGCGCAGGTCAGGGTTGCAGGTGATTGCTACAACATAAGACCTTGTTTCGGGCACATAATCCAGTTTTGCCCTTGTAAACAAGACAAAGCTTTCAAACGTACCTTTCTCCTTGTCAATCGGAATCGACACCGTATTGCCAAGAAAGTGTTTGATCTGCGGCTCAATCCTTCGTGCGTCAAGGCTTTTCAGTCCAAGAAGCTCCCTGTATTCCGCCAAAGTGAACTCCACACGGCTGCTGCTTGGGTCTCTCGGATTTATTCTTGATAGGTAAACCTCCAACAACCGAAGTTCTCCTGCGGTGTAGTCCCTGAACTTCGCCCAAACAAGGGATTTGCTTTTCTCGACAAGGTTATTGTCTGATATTTTTGGCATCTGCTCACTTCCTTTAATGGTCTGAAAACAGTATATCACAAGTAGGGGGACGTGTCAACGCTTTTTGTCCCCCATGGCTTGTCTTTTTGTCCCTCATATCCTCGTCATTTTGTCCCCCATGACTTGTCAAAACGTCCCCCATGCTTTGTCATTTCGTCCCCCGTCTACCTATTATATATTAAACAAGAAATAAACAAGAGGTTAAATATCATCGTTAAATAGCCGATGACGATAATTTTCAACAAATTCTTTATTCTTCCATTCCAGTTTGTGGATAACTCAAGCCGTCACTTGCTAAATAAGACTGTACCGGTGGTGAAGCGGCCTTCCATTAGCCATGCCAAACGTGGACGGATTGTGGATAGGTGTACGAAATGTGGATGGAACGGTATACCCAATCTGCGCTATGGGGGACAGATTGACAAACCGACCAATCACAGGCAATAGATTGACGATAATTCGTTATTTATTCCGCACGAATATTGTCGATTTACAGCCTATGGGGGACGGATTGACAAGGTGAATTTGACCGATAGGTGTACAAAAAGTGGATGAACGCGGACAAAATATTCTTCAAAAACTGCGATAATTCGACAATCAACCAGTTATATTATTGGGATTCACGGTGTAGGAATCGTTGGACTTCATGGCAGCTTCTGTTCCGGCGTCCTGCGCCTGATAGAGAATCTCCATCTTTGGGGCGGTTCCGTTCGGGTCTGGGTCTGTTCCGGTGGCCTGTGCCATCTCATAGCTACCAGACACCATCCGGCAGACAGCGACCCTGTCCTTCAACGGCGTGTGGAGGTTTGCCAGAATCTCCGTCAACACGCCGATATGGTCTGAACCGTGATCTCCGTACCTGATGTACAGCAAGGCTTCTATCTCATAGGAAGAGCACTCCATCATAGCATCTATGAGAATTCGCCGTTTCTCCAAATCGGAAAGGTCATCTTCAAGGTGCTCCAGCAGTCCTGGATGAATGCAAGCGTCCATGTATCGAGCCACTGATACGCCGCAGCAAGTGAACCAGCGCATAGCCATTGGCAGGGAAATGGCTGCCAGACCTTGCTCCCAATTGGCGACCGTTCCACGATTCACACCCATTTTTGCCGCCAATTTCTGCTGGCTCAAGCCGGAACACATTCGAGCTATCTCTAATGCTTTGGCTGTTCTCACTAAATATTCATCCATAAATTCTCACCCTTTCAACAAAATCCAGCAAAACTGCCGGATTCGACAAGCCAAAAAATGGAAAAAGCTGCTATGGAGAACCAACAGCAGCCTATGTTATAACTGTATTGTCAAAAAATTCCAAAGAGGAGTGGAACAAAAATGAAAGAAACTGTAATCTGGAACCATGAACGTATGCCGATCATCGACGGAATGCCTGCCAGTGTTCCCGATGGGAAGCCGCACACACCTGAACCGTGGGAGGAAAGCTAATGAACCGAACCGTAGATGCTCTGATTATCCCATACGCTCGCAGACGGACGCTGGAACTTGTCCTGAGCCTTTCTGGGTACGAGGCTGATAAAGATGCTTACCTCGAAGCAAAAGGCATCTTGGAACGCGCCGTAGCCGCCTTAGATGACGGACGAGACCCGGCAGATAGCATCGAACGCATTGACGGACAGCTCGTAGAGCTGTGATTGGAGGAAAGATGGATAGGCGTTGTCCCTTTTGACTTGAACACTCGCGGCTTCCCTGACGTGAAGTAATGGATGTGAAGAAAACATTCGATTTTTACGAAGTTGTTAAAATGATATTGACTGTACAACAGAAAGATGTATAATCGTATCAAATGAACATCCGCACTTGCCGATCGGGAGGATATGCCACAATGAGTGAACAGGAAAGAGCCAAGATTGACCGATTTATTGCATGGCTACTGGAACACCCTGAAAAGATTCCGGCAGCTAAAGAAATAATAACTAACGCATGACAAAACCCCTTGCGCATAAGGCTACCGAAAGCCCGGCGCAAGGGGTTTTATTTGTACCGGGTCAATTCTTACAGACTTTCATCAGTTTTAAGAACCGGCTAGAATCGGAATTTACAGTTTCGCTTCCGTGATGCCCATCTTCATACGTCACATAAAACGTGACGGTGGTTTTAGATTTTGCGGATGCTACACCGTAAACAGCACCGGGCAATCCGGCAATTGAACCGCCAACAGCGGAACGGAGTGCGGTGCTTCCGGCCTTCTTGCTTTCACCAGAGCCTACAATCTCTGCGGACACAGGTGTTTCGTACATTTTTGTTTTGAGCTTTTCTCTTTCAAGAAACATATCGTATCCGCGTTTACCTTTTATCAACATCATAGCCCCAATGGCTGCAACGATTAAAAAGGCAGTTAAAGAATACACAAGGAAAATAAATGAAGCAACCAAGAAAAGCGCACCGAAGGCAAATGAAAACCTATCACCCATGTGAGAACTTTTGTCGTTCAGCAGTTCTTCTTTGCTAAATTTCTTTTTGCCCACGTCGTCACCTCACATAGTTCTGATAAGCTTCATCAAAGCTTCACGCTTTTCTTTCGGCATCTCTACTAGCTTCTGCTCAATCCATTTAATATCCGCGTCAACTTCGCTTTGCGGCTGCTGGCGCGGATTTTCTTTTTGCTCGCCAGAAACCAATGTATCCACGCTTGTTCCGAAATAAGAAGCTATCTTGTCAAGCGTCTCATATTTCAGGGTCTGCTTTCTACCGTTTTTCAAATCGGTCAAAGACCCACGGCTTGCGCCCGATTCCTTGCACATGGTGGTCACGTTTACTCCACGCTGCTTGCAGAGTTTTTCAATATTTTCGTACAAGTTTGCCATAATTCCAGTCCTCGCATTGTAAGGTTTGCTGAAATTACGCGAACGCTTAAAAAAGCCTTGCATTTTACGCGAAAGCGTATTATACTAAGACCGTACCGCGAAGGCGTAATGAATGATTTCTAGCAACTTCATTATATTACACTTATGCGTAAAAATCAATAGCCGGAGGTGAAATAATGGCTGAAAAAAAACCTCTGTGTGACTTTGGCAAACAAATCGAGATTGCTCTTATCCAAAAAGACAAGACTAACGACTGGTTGATTGAAAAAGTCAAGGAGGATACCGGACGGTATTTTGATCGTTCTTACCTTTTCAAGGTTAAGACAGGGAAGCTGGAAACGCCCGGCATCAAGAAAAGCATCTGCCGGATTTTGAATATTCAGGATTCGGGAGTGTAAGAAGGGAGAGAAAAAATGGCAAACATTCAAGTTTTTGAATATCAGAACAGCAAAGTTCGCACGGTTGATATGGACGGCGAAGCATGGTTCGTTCTGAAAGACGTGTGCGCTGTGCTTGGTATTAGCAATAACCGCATGGTTGCTGACCGATTAGATGATGACGAAAAGGGTGTCAGTCTGATTGACACCCTTGGCGGAAAACAGGAAATGGTAATCGTCAACGAAAGCGGCCTGTACCATGTCATTCTTCGCAGCGACAAACCGGAAGCGGCTCCGTTCCGCAGATGGGTAACGAACGATGTGCTTCCTGCAATCCGTAAGACTGGAAGCTACAACGTGCCGCAGCTTACCCGTTCGCAACTCCTTGCAACTGCACTGATCGCAGCGCATGAGGAGCTGGAAGAGAAAGACAAGCAGATTGCAGAACTTACGCCGAAGGGTGTTTTTGCTGACGCAGTGAGCGCAAGCAGCCAGAGCATTCTTGTTGGTGAAATGGCAAAGCTGCTGTCACAGAACGGCATCCAGATGGGGCAGAATCGTCTGTTCCAATGGATGCGTGAGAACGGATACCTGATTAAGGACAGAAAGCGGACGGACTACAATATGCCGACCCAGAAGTCTATGGAACTTCGCTTGTTTGAAATCAAGGAAACGTCCATTGCGCATTCTGATGGGCACACTTCTATCAATAAGACCCCGAAAGTGACAGGTATCGGTCAGGTCTATTTCGTTAATCTCTTCTTAAAGACGGAGAAGAGCAAGAAAGTGGAGGACTGAATATGGAGAAGGTTATCACATTAAAGGTAGACCTTGAATACCCGGACGAAGCGCACCACGCTATTGACGAAGCGACAAAGGCCTACGAGGAAAGCAAAAAGCGCTGGGATGCCTTTGAAATCAACGAAGCCAAAAGCAGAGCACGAGACATTTTGTACAACTTGTGCAATGAAGGTTACAGCATGATATGGACGGTCACGGATGGCGCTGTCGGCCTGACGATCTGGAAAATCTTTAAGGAGCCTTGTGTTGGCCAGTGCTATATGCCAAAAGAAAGCCTGTTTGACATCTGGGTTGAAAAGCTAGTTGCGCTGTGCATTGCTACAGGTCAGGAAGTCCCGAAGTTCATCACAGATAAGGCTGGTGAGTGCTGGTGATGAAATTTCGTAAAGCTCAAAGCAGCAAGCGCAGACTGAAGCTTGCAATGGCAGCTGGCGTATCCAGAAACGATGCCAACAAGGTGTTGTGGATGGAGAAATCCATCAACCAGTGCTTTGAACGGCATAACAGAGAAGCCAGACTGAAAGAGGAGAAGCAGCGTGGAAGAAAAGTACTGTGAACGCTGCGGCCTGTATCTTGGCGTGGTCAGACCGACAAGAAAGTACTGTTCAGAATGCAAGCGCAAGGTTGACAAAGAGCGTGACAGGAAGCATAAGAAAGCTGGAATTACATTCAAGCCCCGTAAGGCGTTCTGCGCATACTGCGGCAAGCCGATGCTGAAAAAAGTAGCATCGCAGAAGTACCACAATGGATGCGCTAAGAAAGCCTACAACGCAAAGGCGAACCTGAACGCGAAGGCAGCTTACAAAATTAAACAGCAAGAAAGCAAGAAGCTGGAAAAGACGTTTCCATCCATCGGAGAAGTACAAGCCCTTGCGGACAAACTGGGCAAGCATTACGGCGAGGTGTCGCAGATGCTCGCAACAGGGGAGCTGACCTATGAACGGTAAATACTACGGCCAGCGGGAAATCCGCTGGCACAGCCGGGAGAAAGACCGGCTGGAACACATACATAATAGAAAGGACAAAGATGAAAGTACTGGTAGAAATCGTCCTGATCTGGGGAATCTTCTTAGCACTGGTTCTCGCAGCGTTTCTTCTGAACTTCTGGCTGATTCACCGGATTGACCTTCTGGTTGGCGTAGACGCAACGCGTGCAATCATTGGCATTGGCGCTCTGATGGCAACCATCTGGATTTTTGGGCATTCAGTGAAAAGCTAAGGAGAGAATAGATGACACTGAAAGCAGCACTTAAAAAGCGAAACATGAGCGCTCTTGAGCTTATTCACAGGAGCGGGCTGTCCGAGCAAACAGTTTACAACATCACTAGTCCGAACAAAGAACCGTACAAGACTGGTGTTAAAACCGAAACGCTTGCAAAGATAGCGCAGGTTCTGAACGCAACAATCGTGATAAACGAAAGCAAACCGTTTATGTTTGACATCATTTTGAACTAAGGAGAACCAATGAAAACTTTGAAAGGAATGGCGCTGCCCATGCTCGGTCTGGTCGCGGCAATTGCAGCAGTCGGCTGCGGTGATGCGATTCAAGGATGCCAGACCACAGCGCAGATGCTTGGCTGGGTAATCGTGTCGTGTGGATTTCTCGCAACGGCCATTGTCCTATGCGCGCTGGCTGTTAGCGCCGAGGAGGAAGAGCGAAGCGAATGCGAGCGCCGCAAAATCAAGCGTGTTGCCAACCACACCAACGAGTGGAGGGATGCCCAGTGAAATGCCCGATGTGCGGTAGTGACAACATCACAACGGTTGACAGCCGGTCTGACCACGACAGCATTGTTCGCAGAAAAAAGTGCCTTGTCTGTAACCACCGGTGGTCTACCATCGAGATTGACAAAGACCAGTGGTACAGTGCGTTGCAAATCAAAGAAGAACGTAAGAGAGGGAGACCAAAAGATGATTAACCTTGACAGATTTGGTGGAATAAACGAGCCGGAGGACGGCGCGTATTTTATGACAAACGAGCAGATGGCAGAAGCCAAAGAAGCTGACCGGATGGCTGAGATTAAGGACTTGCAGTCTGAAATCGAGGACAGGGAAGCAGAATTGAAAGACCTCCGTTCGCAGCTGGCAGAACTGATGGCTGGTTGATTTTGTACAGCCAAGTTAAGCCAAAGTAAGAACAATGAAGCCTAATGAAGCCGAAGAAAGGAAAGAAAAATGGGTAAATACAAGAAAGAAATCAAGCACTGCGAAAAGTGCAATAAGCCTTTTTCAGTGTTCCCAAACAGCACGGAAACTCTTTGCACAAGTTGCAAAAGGAACAATTTAGAAGAAACGCTCCGCAAGAACGGCCACGCACCGCAGCATACGCTTGTTAGGAGTTTTCGTGACAGCCTTAATGAAGCGTTTGCTGTCGAAGATGCCGCAAGAAGAGCTTCCTGGGACTGGAACACGAGCGTTCAGAAAATTTGCCGTGATTGCGGAAAGCCTTTTGAAATCACCCGTGCAGAACGCATTTTCTTTGAATCGCATAACATGGCATTGCCTAAGCGTTGCCCAGCTTGCCGTAAAGCGAGAAAAGAAGCGAGGAAGGAAAATAATTGATGGACAACAGCAAAATCCATGAAGCTCTGATGGCTGTTCAATCAGAGCTGAAAGCCCCGAAGGGGCAGATGAACAAATTTGGCGGTTACAAGTACCGCTCGTGTGAGGACATTCTCGAAGCGGTCAAGCCCATCTTGAAAGCGCATAGCCTTGTGCTGCGGCTTTCCGACAAGCCTGTTATCGTTGACAGTTGGCACTACATCGAAGCCACTGCAACGGTTGAATCGCAGGATGGTGCCACCTACACGGTGACTGCATACGCTCGTGAGCCTGAATTTAAGAAGGGCATGGACGATTCGCAGATTACCGGCACTGCAAGTAGCTATGCTAGAAAGTACGCTCTGAACGGTTTGTTCTGCATTGACGATACGAAGGACGCTGACACGGACGAGTATCAAAAGCAGACCGCAAGCAGAGCAAACAAGCCTGCGCAAAAGCAAGCGGAGACAGAAAATATTCCTCCGTGCGCTTGCTGCGGAAAGCAGTTGCAGCCTATTCAGTACAACAACCGCACCGTCACTCCGCTGGAAACTGCAAGAAGCACGAAGAAACGCTTTGGGCACGTCCTGTGTTGGGACTGTGCTCAGAAACAGCCGAAGGAGGGCTAAACAATGCTCAACTCTATCGCAATTCAGGGTCGTCTGGTTCACACGCCAGAAGCTAAGGTCACGAAGTCCGGTAAGGATGTTTGCACGTTCAGCATCGCTTGCGACCGTCAGAGCGGCGGCCAGAAGGAAACCGACTTCTTCAACTGCACCGCATTTGGTAATACGGCGCTGTTCGTTTCCAAGTGGTTCCAGAAGGGCAGTCTGATTTTGGTGACTGGCAGCATCCAGACCCGGAAGTATATTGACAAGCAGGGAAATAACCGTACCGCAACGGAAATCATGGCGAACAAGGTTGACTTCTGCGGTGGCAAGTCTGACAGCAAGCCCACCGATCGGGCGCAGGATGCGCCGCAAAACTACTCTCAGGGCAACACGGATGATTTCTCTGTGATTGACGACAGTTCTGATCTCCCTTTTGACTAACGGTTACGCTACCGGGACAAAAGGCGAGAAAGGAACGCTATGTTTTACCGTCCGAAAGTAGTTCGATGCCGCCTGAAAACTGGCGGGAAAAGCATCGAACAAATCAAAGAATCCCACAAGGGGCAAGGGCTGGTTTATCGGGATTTTGAAAGTCTCCAACAGATGTACGATGCTTTTTCTGGATTGATTGTTGAACTGTCCCTTTGGGAATACGACAACCACGAAAGCTACCATCTCGAAAGCTGGAAGCCAGAAGATGACGAAAAAGTTATGATGGGCGTTTATTACGCAGAGCAAATGCATCCATTCCCTCGATACAAGAACGATTTTGAAAAATTCAAAATGGATTGGGAAGCGAAAAAATATGAATGCGAAGGCGCATCTCTTGTTTTTGAGCCAGCAGATGTTGAAGAACTCGAAACCATCTGCGAAGAAGTTCCTTCGTCTTGACCGCCTACCTTATATAAGAGCTGTGCTATCTGGCTGGACGGGCGTTTGGAAAGATGAAACACTTGGGCGACATCACAAAGATTCACGGCGACAAGATAGAGCCTGTGGACTGCATCACGTTTGGCAGTCCTTGTCAGGGCTTGTCTATGGCGGGGAAAAGGCTTGGATTTGACGACAACCGTTCCGTGCTGTTTTTGGATGCCGCAAGAATCATCAAGGAAATGAGGACAGCAACCAATGGAATGTATCCAACTTTCGCTGTTTGGGAAAACGTGCCCGGAGCTTTCAGTTCCAACGGAGGAGAAGATTTCAGAGCCGTGCTGGAAGAACTTGCCCGCGTGGAACAACCAGACGCTTCAATTCCTCGACCTTCGGGTAGGGGTGGCAGATGGGGCAAAGCCGGAGCAATCGCCGGAAACGGATGGTCTCTGGCTTGGCGACAGCTCGATGCTCAATATTGGGGAGTCCCCCAAAGAAGAAAGCGTATCGCTCTTGTCGCAGATTTTGGAGGACAACGTGCCGCAGAAATACTATTTGAGCGCACGAGCCTGTCAGGGAATCCTTGTGAGAGCATCCCGGCGTGGAAAACCTTTGCCCGAACTCCTGAAGCAAGCGTTGCTGGATATGATCGAATGGTGGAATCCGGGAACTCTATCACAGGTGATGCAGAAAGTGAAGGAACAGGAAGGTCTGGAGGAAAAGGAACTGGACGAGTATTGGAATCAGACCATCGAGAGACTTCGACTCGATGCACAGAACCCGCAGCCTACACTCTAAAAATCCGTTCTGGATGTGAGGGTGGCGGTAAAGGCGCTCTGGTTCAAACTGAATTGAGCGCAACGGTTTCTACGTTGCAAGACCAGACGTTGTTTCAGCCTGTTGTTTATGATGCTCGTGGAAACGGCGATGGAAAAATCGTACCGACCATTACAGGCGACCACGAAAACAGAATCACAGATTACACGGCCATTGCAATCGAACGCAAGACCTTCAACGAACAGTCTTTCAGCCACTACAAGGAAAGCGACAAATGCTCAACCTTGAAAGCGAAAGCTGGGAACATCGGCAATGGTAGCGAGTGTCTGATTGCAGAGAAACATGATTCATCGAAAGCGGATGGCGTTCAGACGAAACCGTTCTGTGCTGGCTTTTCTTACAAAGTTGGAGCAAAAGCAATGGGAATCGGATATGAAATAGAAAAAGCTGGAACGTTATCCGCAGAAAGACATGATTCTGCCGTGTTGGAGAAAATCATCCGTTGGATTGTTCGCCGTCTGACCCCTGTTGAGTGTGAACGCTTGCAAGGCTACCCGGACGGATACACCGATATTGGTGATTGGATAGACAGTAAGGGAAAGAAGCACAAATACGCTGACAGCCCACGGTACAAGGCTCTGGGTAACTCAATAGCCCTGCCGCAGTGGTTCTGGTTAGTGCAGAAGATGCGCCCTTACCTGAAAGAAAAGCCCACTTTGGGTAGCCTGTTCGATGGTCTGGGCGGTTTCCCTCTGGTCTGGCAAAGAGCATACGGAGAGGGAACTGCACGGTGGGCAAGCGAAATCGAAAGCTTCTGCGTAGCTGTAACAAAAAGGAGATTCGGTGAAGAGTGATTACCTGTTGCAAAGACTGCACATCACGCCACCAAGCCTTCCACGACACTTGCGAGAAGTACAAGGCAGAGAAGAAAGACTTCGAGGAACGCAAGGCTTTCGTGTATGAGCTGAACCACAGCCAGAGCGTGTACCACCGCGATTATGAAGACAAGCACCGGGAACGTGGCAAGAAACGATTTCTCGGAAGTGAATTTAGAGGTGAACGATAAATGGGAGCTTTTATTGCAAGACAGCCTAACGGTTTGCTGTGTCGGTTTTCTTCGGTGGTCGATTGCATTACCGATTACAACATGACCGAAGAAGAATACATCGAAATGTGTGCAAAAAAAGCACGAAAAGAAGCACGAGATGTTCTTGACCACTATATGCAACCGTTTGAACTGGTGGACAAGCGATTCTACCCGAACAACATGACGGTGGAAGAACATAAGCGGATTATGAAGGAAATGGAAAAGCCCGTTGACAAAGCAACTCATATTCCGTGAGCTTAGAGGTGAACGAGGATGAGACTTGTTGACGTAGAGCCGTTTATTGAAGCGTGGAAGAAAAGCGGAAACGTTAAAAAAGACGAAGCTAAAGCGCTTATGAACAGCGGAATTTACTCTGAATACGATAAAGGTGTTATCCTTGACAGCACTGCTAACCTTGTTTTGGCACTTGCCGAAATGCTCGAAAACGCTCCATCAACTACATGGACAAGTGTAAAGGACAAACAACCGGAAAAAGATGGAATTTACCTTGCTGTTTACGATTTTTGGAATTGGAAAAACCTAATTGCGGCAAGGGAATTTGTAAACGGAAAGTGGGTTGACAATAACAATCCGGTCAAATTCTGGATGCGGATTCCTAAAATTCCAGGAGACAACGAATGAACACTGGCAAGCAGTTTGAAGCAGACTTCAAAGCATCCGTCCCATCCGATGCGTGGTGCTACCGCTTGAAAGACAGTGCTGCTACCTACTACGGTGGCAACGATAACCTGTCCTTTTCCATCGACAACATCTGCGACTTCCTTGTGTACCGATACCCGATGAACCACCTGTTTGAACTGAAAACCATCGAAACGCCCTCTATCCCTTTGGAAAAGGTGTTCGGCAAGTACGACAAGGCAAAGTGCAAATACCGCAAGGAAAAGCACATCACCGACATGGTGGAAGCAATGGGATACAGCGGCCAGACCGCCCATGTGATAGTCAATTACAGGGCGGTCAACCGCACCTTTGCAATCCCTGCCAGCAAGGTTCTGGCGTTCCGTTACAACCAGAGCCGGAAGAGCATCCCTTGGCAGTGGGCAGAACAAGAGGGGATAGAGGTCAAAGCAAAAAGGCTGCGTGTCCATTGGCGGTATGACGTGGACGGGCTGCTAAAGAGATTGGAGAAAGAGAATGAGCATGAAATGTGACCGCTGCGGAGAAGTGTTTAACCCTGAACCGCCCGATGAGATGGGGAGGCATAAACCCAATGCCGTGATTCTGGTTGACAAGAACGTGCATGACGCATGGGACTACTGGAGTTGCGATTGCTATGACGAACCGTTTCTTTGCCCCTCTTGTATGGCAAAGCTGAATGACTGGCTGAAAGGAGAACAGAAGTGAGCAGTCGGATGAATAAGCATGGAAACCGCCCATCGTCTGGCAAATAGGCGATGTCAGCCAACCTCCGCAAAATCGCACGGCAGAACCAGTTGTACGGCTTCCGCATGGCTCTGGATGGCATCGCCGCCACATGGGGCGCACTGATTCAGAACCTTCGGTGCGATGCAGACCTGACCGATGAATAAGTGCAAAAAATCATCCGCATTGGTGACAGTTACTGGGAGATGGTCGGAAAGTTCAAAGAAGAGGACATGGCCCCTGACGAGTTCGCAGATTACATCACCGCAAAGTCAGAACAGGTCGAAAAAGAGCTGAGAGAAAGGTGGAGCTGATGGCAATATTTTCGGTAGAAGCTATTTCGGAAATCACTTCAATAAATTCAAAGTATTGCCGTATTAAAAGAGCAACGTTCACTTGTTACTTCTGCAATACTGCCATTTCTGTGTGTGATGCACGCGTTGCAACTGCGATGGCAGATAATGGGGAAACTCCTATTTGTCCGATTTGCGGAAAGAAAACCATATGCAGTCTATATGAGTTTCAATCGCACGAAAATCCAAACATCATAGAGGATGTTAGGTGGAGGTAACAATGTTTGATTTTGCAACTCGCTGGCTGGTCTGCCTAGTCCTGCTGGCGGTGGTGGTTCAGTCCGAACGGACAATTAAAAACATGGCAGACAACCTGTTCGAGAAACGTCAGGCAATGCTCGTCTGGCTGTTCATCAACGTGTGTCTAGTCGTTTGTACGGCTGTTGTGATGGGGTGGAAATGATGAAAATTTGTGACATTGAGAGAAAAGAAATCAATTTTGGGTGTCTGGAATATGGAGATGTGTTTGAGATAAGCGGCGAAATTCTCGTAAAAGCTAACGTGAACCTTTCGGTAAGTAAATTGTCTGGAGGTGTCAGCTTAAAAAGCGGAGAGTTTTTGCAGATAGATGAGCTTTTTCCCGTTAAGATGGTAAACGCTCATCTCCAGTTGGAGGGCTAAGAAAAATCATGGAAAACGAACTTTACTGTCCAATGAAGATGACCAGCAATCCGCTTGGTCGGTGCGTATGCGAAAAAGAGAAGTGCGCATGGTGGCTACAGTTAGACAACTGCTGCTCCGTCTGGTGGATTGCAAGGAATCTGAACAACATCGAAACAAAGATGAAGAGGTGAGAGCATGAAAAAGCGGATTTACCTTGTTCTCGAAACCGAAGCGGACGAGGATGACAAGAGCATCCGTAGCGATATTGAGCAAGAACTTGGAATGGCTACGCATTATTTCAAAACCTGTTCTTATAGCGAAATCGGGTTTGAGGGCTTGTGGAGAAGCACATTCGAGCAACCGCCTAATAAAGAAGATGCGGATGAAAACGGCTATGTGATGGCGATTGCCGGGCCGATCACAAAGTCCGCTTGCGTAGGTTATCCATATAAGTGGCTGTGGAATGAAGTTGCAAAGCATCCATGTGCATACCCTGTTTGGAAACCCATCAAGGAGGTCTGATACATGTCAACACCCCCGAAGCGTGGTCGTGGCAGACCGCCGCTGACCGAAGCCGAAAAGAAAAAGCGAGAGAAGCGGGCGCAAAAGGCGAAAGAAGAAGCCGCTGCGAAGCGTGAGAAAGAGCGAGAGAAAAAGAAACAACAGATGCTTAACAAGCGGAAATCTATCCGCTCACAGGTGAGTAAAAAGGTGAAAGAACAACAGGAGTTAGCGATCACGAGGTCTAAGATGCTGAATACAGGCGATTTGCAGTCGAGAATCGGTGGTGAAGAGGACAAGAAGGTCATCGGCATGATTGCAGCCAAGTATTTTGGTGACCTTCCGAGCGTGGACATGAACAACCCGATTGAAGTGCAGCAACGTCTTGACTTCTTTTTTGACGCTTGCATCGAAGCCAGAATCTCCCCTGTGGTCGAATGGATTGCACTGGTGCTGGGCATCGAATGGGTGAGCCTGAAGCAGATTATGGCGGGTAAACGCCGTGACGACAGCTTGCAGCAGAAGTACATCTTAAAGCTGATTCTGCAAATGCAGTCCATGTGGGCATACAACGGTATGTACGGTCAGGAGAACCCGGCAGAGTGGATTTTCCGAGCCAAGAACTACTTTGGTATGCGTGACAACGTGGAAGTCACCGTTGCACCGCCTGAACAGCCGTTGGGTGATGCCCAGAGCGCAGAACAGTTGGCTCAGAAGTACCAGACGGCTTTGCCGAAGGGGATTGACGTAGAGTACAGAGAGGTGACAGAAGAGGTGGTCGAGGATGACTAACGGCGATTTTATCCGCTCCATGACGGACGAGGGTGAAAAGATTGATTCTTCTGCTGACATAATTTGCCATCTAGAAAATTGCCCGTGGTGGAATGAATATAAATGTCAATATCGTCATTTCTGGGGCAAACATCCAACTTTTCGGTTCAATCGTTGCCAAGCGTATCTTTTTGATGGATGGAGAGGATGGAAAGCTGACGGAAAAGCTGTACAAGATGATTATGTCGTGGACTGATGGAATTAAAGTGAGAGGCTTCCAAACTCCATCTCTTGCCACGTTCCGAGAACTTGTCCGCATTTACAAGGAAATAAAAGCTGGCGGTCATCCTGATTTTATTGATGGAGAATCGAAGAAAGTACTTGAAAAATGTGGATTCCAACTTGAGCCATGCGGAATTGGCTGGATAGTAGATAATGCGAAACAAGGTGATTTTTCTGGAGAAACTAAGCAAAGACGAATTAAGAAAACGGAGAAATGCCGATAAGCGTGAAAGGTATCATTGGTACGTTTCACATGGAATTTGCCCGTTTTGCCTTAATGATGCACAACCCGGAAGAGTTAGATGTGCTGTTTGTTTAGAAAAAAATTATGCAAGTCATCAAAAACATGATGCAAACAGAACAGAAAAGCAAAAATCCGATTATCTGCAAAAACATAAATTGCGTCAACGCGAAAAACGTCAAAGGCTGAAAGAACAAGGGATATGCCCCGTTTGCATGAAACGTCCTGTTTCAAAAGGATTTAAGTCCTGTATTGAATGCAGAACAAAAGAAAAGCAAAAAACGGAAAGAGAAGGGAAATCTTATAGAAAAACACTTGGCCTATGTGCCTATTGTGATGAACCGCCAATTCCCGGCAAGCGTTGCTGCCCGAAGCACTATGCAAGCCGCATTGTTGGCATCACAAAATGTAGGCAGTCAGAGGGCTTTCGGCTGTCACAAATCGAACAGAAAAAACGCATAAACGTCTTTTGGAGAGAAATGGAATGGGAAAGAAATCAAAGAATGAAACAGCCCCAATGTATACACCCATGACCCAGTTGATTGACTTCTCCGACCCCTGCCTACGCACGTTCCTTCCTGTCCTCTTGCAAGACCACACGACAGGAAAGAACATCATCTGGGCGACAGACCCGCCGACTGAACTGGGCGTTGGCTTTGCAGATGAAATCACACTGGAACAGCTGGACAAGGTTCAGCTTGTTCCTCGTGTGCAGAAACGGCTTGCAGACCAGAAAAAGCGAACCAGCAAGAAAGCAGAGGTGTTTACGCCGACTTGGGTTTGCAAGAAGATGACAGACGTTGCCGAAAACGACCTGAAGGGCGAGGACTGGAAGGAATACATCAACAAGACTTGCCTTGAAGTCACCTGTGGAGAAGCGCCGTTCCTCACAAGTCGATACGATACCACAACAGGGCAGATGATTGCCGTGCCAGACAGAATCGGTCTGCTGGATAGGAAGCTGAATGTTCTGGCAGAGCAGTTCCATGACTACGATATGTGGATGTGCTGGGCAATCAATGCCTACGCATCGACATACGGCTATGAATGGCAAGGGGACAATCTCTTGCTGGCAAGGTGCAACCTGTTTCTGACGCTGATCGAGAATTTTAGGTATCGGTTTGATGCTGAAAAGCTGGAAATCGGCTTCATGCCCATTTTTCTTGATTGCATCGCAGATACCATCTCGTGGAACGTCTGGCAGATGGACGGTCTGAAAAAGACCGTACCCGGAACGGGCATTCCGTGCAAAATCAAAGACTGGAAAGCAGACAAAGAAATCCTGTTTAATGACGTAATGTAACATGGCTGTTTTAATAATTATTGTTGGCATTGTGTTTACATCGACCCTGTTCTTCATCGGGTGGCTGATTGGCTACCCTATTTACAGAATATGCAAAAGAGAACCTGTGTTTTACGATTCAAATTATGCTCTCGGGTTGTGCTTGCCTTCGCTGGTTGTAGCTGTATGTAGCCTTATCATTCAGATTATGGCCATTATGGGTCAATGAGAGGTAAAAGTAATGCAGACTGACAGAGGAATCTACCACAAGCGAGTATGCGAACGCTGCGGAACGATACAGGAAGCCAAAACAATGAACCCTAACGAATACTTCAAGGACTGGGCATGGCGCAGGGACACAGGCGACCTGTGCCCGGAGTGCTATGCAGAGTATAAGCGAGTGATCGGGCGGTTCAACAGGGGAAAGAGAGGACAAAGAAGATGACAAGATGTTCTGTATGGCGTTGTAAGCAGTGTGGAGCGATTATCTACAATGCAAAAGATGCAAAAATTCCTGACAATGCGTTTGATGAACTTTTTGGCCTTGAGACTATTTGCAACAATTTAACGGGTTTTAGCCTGCCAACAGTCAAATGCACGCACAGATGCGACGCGCAGACCATCGGTCTGTGTGAGTTTATCGGTTGGAGGAAGCAAGAATGATTTACTGCACCACCGAACATTGCTCTTGCATGGGCATCAAGCAGTTCTCCGCTGGTAAGGCTATCCGATGCACAGCAGAATCCTGCAAGAACAAATCTGAGCCATCCTGCGTCTCTTGTAAATAGTACGCAGAGCCAGAGGGCGTGTGTGTAAACGACCAGTCGGAACACGTTGCAGACTTCGTGTGGGATGAACGTGGATGCAAGGAATGGGAGAAAAAAGAGAATGAGCTATGATATTTCACTTTGTGACCCTGTAACGCATGAAACGCTTAAAGCGGATAGCGTACATTTTATTGCAGGCGGCGTGAGAATTGTGGGTGGAACAGAAAAACTGATGTGCTACGTCACATGGAATTATAGAAAGTTCTATCGGCGTAATGATGTGCTCGGGAAAAAAGGAATTCGTTCTATCTACGGCAAGACGGGAGCTGAAAGCATCCCGATGCTGGAAAAGGCTATTGCCGCTTTGGGTGATGATACGGACGATGACGACTATTGGCACGCGACAGAAGGCAATGCAAAGCGTGCGCTGTATTGGCTGCTTGAATTTGCAAAAATGCGGCCAGACGGCGTGTGGGATGGTGATTGAATGAATAACACGATGTGGCACCCGGCAAGCGAAGTGCCGAAAGAACGAACGGAACCTTTGTTGCTTGCGACCAAGACAACGTGGCGTGATAAAGATGGAAAAATGTTGCAAGGATTCTCGCCGACAACGTACTTTCTTGGCTGTTACGCAGACGGTCAGTTCTGGGATGAGATAGGCGAGAGACTGCCGAAAGATGTGACGGTAACGCATTGGATGGCGTTTCCGATGGTATGAGGTGATGGATATGGACAAGTATGTATGGCATTCCGTGCGGGATGAGCTGCCGCCGTCAGATGCTCCGATGCTGATTCTGATGGTAAAACACATTTACCAAAACGAAAACGACTATGAGCGGTACATGAGACTTGGCTTCTATGCGCCAGAATTTGGGAAAAAAGCGTGGAGAAACGAATTTAACGAGCCGTTGGAACATGGTGATTGGTACATTGTAACGCACTGGACGTATGCGCCAAAAAAGCCAAAGGAGGATAAATATGGATGGATTTGAAGCGTTAACAGAAGCAATGAGCCGATGTGCTGCATCGCTTGAACAGCTTGCAAATGCTATCAGACAGTCCGAAACGCAGTGCGGTTACATCAAGCAGAAGCACAATCGACCTGTATACCGTAAAGGCGAAAAGCTGTATGAAGGTTACAAGCGAATTATGAGAACGAGAGAGGGATTTAGAAAATGACGGAATTGAAATTATGCCTTTGCGGAGCGGAGCCACATATCGAAAAAGAAAAAGAGCCTTTTAGCGTTTATGAGCATTATGTAGTTTTATGCGATAAATGTGGCAGACATTCTCAAACTTTTTCTTTTTTGCCATCAGCAATTATAGACTGGAATAAAAGAGCAGTAAGAACAATATAAAGGAGAAAAAGGATGGAAGAACTTAAAAGATGCCCATTCTGCGGGTCTATTCCGACGCTGTATCACGATGGATTGCACCAAGTGGATTCAAAGAGAAGATACCACACAACATGGATGATTCTGTGTAAAAAGTGTCATAATGCATCAATGAGCAATAGCGCTTACTATAGCTTTGGTGAAGATGGCGTTTTGTCACCGTATGACGAAAAAGACGGACGACAAGAAATCATCAGCCGGTGGAACAGCCGTTACAAAGAGGATTGAGTATGGAGCAGGAACACAAGCCGAGAACATCAATGATTCTTCTGTTGGAACACGTTCATGCGATGGACGAGCTGACAGACAAGGAATTTGGAGCATTCATCCGCAACTACGCACAGTATGTTGAGACTGGGCTTGACCCAGCATACGACAACGACCGTGCTATGCGGATGCTCTGGAAAGTTGTTAAAGCGTTCGATGATACGAATGCGTAGAAAAGACAGGAGCGAATCGAGAAAAACAGACGCAGTGCAAATAAGCGTTGGAACGATGAAAAATGCAAGTGCATACAAACGCATACTAATGATGCAAACGCATACGCTGGTATGCAAAATATGCAAATGGATGCAAACGATGCCTTATCTGTATCTGATTCTGTATCTGAATCTGATAAAAAAGAAAAATGTGAAAAGAAAAATACCAACGAAGTAAAACGCTTCAAAGCGCCTACTATCGAGCAAGCCAGAGAATACTTTTCCGATAAGGGCTACATGGAATCAGAAGCAGAGCGGTTTGTTGACCACTTCACGGCAAATGGCTGGAAGGTCGGCAAATCTCCCATGAAGGACTGGAAAGCTGCTGCACGGAACTGGATGCGTAACGTGAAGGACTGGAACGGTGGCTATCAGCAGACAATGGCTGAATTACCTGACGAGGGAGACTTTCTGCGGTGAATATTGAAAATCAGACCCAATACATCCTGCTGGGAGCAGTCCTCACGTTCTCAGAATACGCCGATGTGCTACAAGACCTTAAAATCGACGATTTTTGCCCTGAACTGCGTGATACATTCGCTGCCATTCGTGGCTATTGGGAACACAACGACAAATGGAACCTGGTAGAAGTCATGGGGCGATACGATAACTGCAAGAAAGCAATGGGTGAATGCCTGGATGCCTTCGGTGCAGAGTTCATCCGCAATGTCACCCATGACATGATGCTTGGATGGGCTAGAATCGTCAAGGAACAGGCAGCATTGTCCAGAGCCAGAGAGATTGCGTTCAAAATCGTTGATGGTTCGACCAGATACGCAGATTTGACTGGCATTTATGAGCAGCTAGGCGAAGCTATCAACCTGCACAATGAGAGAAGCGATTCCATCCCGATGTGCGATGGTATAGACAATTACATCCGCAAGCTTGATGATAAGCCGGAGTATATCAGCACAGGGCTTAGGGTGTTGGACAACAACTTGCATCTTGTGCCGGGCAACTTCGTTGTGATCGGTGGCAGACCGTCTGCCGGTAAGACCGCTCTGTCTTTGCAACTTGCCTGTGAAATAGCCAAGAACGGACGCAAGGTGGCATATTTCAGCCTAGAGACAGACCCGGACACGCTCTATGCCCGTATTATTGCAAATCAGCTAGGCGTACCGCTGCACACGGTCAAAAACAAGACCGTCAGCATTGATGAGCTTGACCGGCTGGCAGCTATCAAGAAATATCCGCTATTCGTCCGCTCTGCCGCTGGCAAGAGTGTTGGGTGGATTAGAACGCAGTCCATCAGAATGCAAGCCAAAGTAGTATTCATCGACTATTTGCAGCTTATCCATCAAGCCGGAGCGAAAGACCGATACAGTGCCGTCACGGAGATCAGCATGGCACTACATGAGTTTGCACAGTCCACAGGAACGCTGGTGGTAGCTCTTGCACAGCTCAATCGAGAGACCGCAAGAGCAGGTATCCCACCGACCGCCGCAGACTTGCGAGAATCCGGGCAAATCGAACAGGACGCAGATGCAATCATCCTGTTGGCGCAGAAAGTAAAAACACAAAAGAGACCAGAAGAACATTATCACTTTGCGCTTGAAAAGAACAAAGAGGGCAACGTGGGGTCACTGGACATCACGTTCCAGATGGAAACGCAGCGGTTCAAAGAATGCGTGTGGATGTAACATCGCTTCTGCACTCGTATCTTCACAGTAGAATAGGCAAGAAAAACAGATAATAGGGTCTGGGCGATAAAGTTACCGTCTGAACCACATAAATATTTTTCACTACACAAAATACAGGAGGAAAAGACTATGGTTCCAAACATGGCTGGCGTTTATGCTAGCGCCCTTGCTCATGTACACAGACTGCATGAGAAAGAACGCAAGGAACATGAAGCGAGAGAAGTTAAATATTACAAGGAAAAAGAGTGGGGAGAAATCTGTTACAAAACGTCTCCATGTGAGTGGTGCATGTATTGCGACGATTGCTCAAAAACGAAAATCAAACAGAAATAACGCAAAGGAGAAAACAACTATGGCACTTACCAACATCGAACGTGAAACCGTCATCACCTTCAACGCAGCGGAGGATACCGCAGAAGTCTACACAGCAGAATCGGTTTATATTCGCAAGCTGGACAAGCTCTGTGAGCAGTTCCCTGATACGTACAAGTTTATGGAAGAGCTGTCTGCCAAGCGGTGCAAGGAATCCAAGACCTATTCGATGCCGAAGCGTCTTGTGAAGTTCCGCCCGCCCATCACCCGCGAAATCAGCGAAGAGCAGCGTGCAGCACTGGCAGAACGACTGCGCAAGGCAAGAGAGAGTAAGAATATCTAATCTCAGCTCGTGCGGCTACAGAACTATTGTATCAGAAAGCATGGAATGGTATCAGGTGGTAAAACTACCCTCTGCGACTATTACGTGCTTTTTTCTCTTGTTATTTATCAGAATAAAACGGCAAGGTCTGATTTTGAGTAGGAACTGTCTCGATCGAGTGGCGTTTGGGCTGATATGGCTACGACTATCAGTGTGATGCGTTTGAATGCAAATGGATGCACGTGATGCGTTTGCATCCAATCTTCCTCTCTTCCTTCCTTCTTCTTCCCCCCTATAACCCCCTATTATTATCTATCTATCTCTCTATCTCCCTTCCATGAAATAGACAAGCTATTTCATGTCCCCACGCCAAAATGGTGCGACAACTGCGACAACTGAAAACGACAACCAAATGTTTCCACAAAGGTTCTTTCTCCCTACAACCCTCTATCTTCAAAACTATACCGTTAGCCAGCAGAGCAGACAGTAGGAGAGAACCGGCGTGAGGTTCAGACTGGTAGATGGTCTGCGACTATTTCACATGGAGAATTGACTTCATTTTGTGGTAGGTTGAATATGTAAAAATGTTGCATTGACTATTCCTAGCAAAACGCTATGGATTAATTAAGATGCCATAGTGCATTACTGGGAATTAAATCGAACAGGAACAGACCGAATCGGATGGTACTAGTTATTATACGAAATAATACACGATTATCGGGAGTAACTATATCTGTATACTATAATAAGTACTGTTATTATACGAAATAGGTATAACTAGTGAATGAATATATTATGCGAAATTGGAACGAGAAGTGATTTTTGGGGTGGTCGGATGACTTAGCAACTATCGCACCTCTCTTTTCCTAAAAGGCGAACGACTATTTCACACAAAAAATACACGACTATTTGACGATAATTTGAAAGAAAACGCTACTACTATTACTCTACGACTATCGGCGAACTGTTCGTTACTATACTATATATAGGACTTTCAAAAGCTAGTCATCTGACGACTTTACGACTATTCCGCGACTGTTTTATTGGAGAAACTACGACTATTGGCTACGACTATCCCAGCCGGAACGTTTCGACTATTGCTGACCTCTATTAGCTATCGGGCGAAAGCCCGAAAAGAGACACGGCGGTAGCCGTCAATGGTTCCGCGTCGCCCGCCGTGCCCCTGCTGCTGGACTGCTCCGCCGGGCTGGCATGGTCTGCGATGTGCTGCACAGTCTGGCATGGATCCATAGCAGGCGGCGCACCCCTGCGCCCTTATATACCTTATTATAATAGGGCGGCTGTGCTGACCTGTATAGCGTCCGGCGTTGCGTCTGGTATCTGGTATGTGCTGGACGTGCTACGGCGTTGTGATACGCTCCAGCGTGGCGCAAGCGGTATTATAGCCGTTTGTGTCGGTCTGGTATTTGCGGCGGTAGAATGGGGCAAATCACAGGAAAAGCCACTGCAAGACCATGTGCGCTGTTTTATTGTGTTGGCGGTATAATTGCATTGACGGCACAAAACGCGCTGTAAACGCTTGTATGGGGCTGTATTGCAGTCGGGCAAAAGAAAAGCCCTGCACCCTCAACAGATGCAAGGCAAAAGAAAAGCCCGGCCATTTCTGACCGGGTGAAATGCTTCTTATTTAGACGCCTTAAGCAGCGCAGAGAAAAACCAGAAAAAGAACAGAACACAGGATAATAACACTTGTCGCACCCCCTTATACCACGCTAAAACGCTTGTATGTGGTGCGCTTGCTGCACTCAGCATAAATATCCGGGTGCGATGCCTGCAAAAGCTTGCTATCAAGCCGGACGCTTTGCACGTCCTTATAAATGGCTTTTGCCGTTCCCTGCACCATTTCGGGTGCGCCTTGCATCATGCTGATGATTTCAGCTTTTACGGCATCATTCATTGCTTCGAGCTCTTCAATCAACCGCTTGTTTTCGCGGTATGCGTTCACTTTTTCTTCGAATGTCGTCATTTTTTAGCCCTCCATTAGCTTTTTGTAATTCAAAATCTGTTCACGCGTTAGCCATTCCGGCTTTTGCTTGATGCTGTCATACAGGTAAAGCATGCTTTCGATTTGCGCTTTTACACTTCCTGCCCACAAATATTTTTCATGCCGTGCGCCGAATCCTAAAAAATACTCGCAATCAATCCGCATACGGTCAAGCAAGCAATATTTTCTTTCAGTGGAGAGAGAATCTAAATATTTTTGATATTTCATTGTTTTGCCCTCCTTATTAGCTGTTAAGAAATGCAATCATAACGAGTGCGCCGCTAATCATGCCGCCCACGTACCAGAGGGCCGCCCACTGGGTAAAGTCAAGTGCAATCATACTGTAAACCCTCCATTAGTCAAACTCCGGCATTGCCAGAATAATTTTTTTGCACCGCTCAACGCTCAAGCGGTACGGCTTGGAGCGGGTCAAGTTGTCCGCTACAATCTGAGTGTATACCATCAACGGCAGCTCAAATAGCCCGGCACACTTGGGATACAGGCGCACGGCCTGATTCCTAATTTCAGCGTTTAGTTCGTCCGATCTGGTCATTTTACTGCACCTCCAAAATTAACTCCCGGAGCGTTTCAACGCCGGGAACGCAATAATCACACATCATAATATAGACGTTTTCCATGCCGTTTATTGCGGCCTTAATTGCATCAGCATCCCCGCTGTGTTTGGCGTCCAAATACTCGTTGATTGCGTTTTCGACAATCTGCACTCTGTCCTTCTTTGTCATGGTTTATACCTCCGTGTATCCGTCTGCAATGGCCTGAGCCTTGATTGTGTTCATATCCCGCTTTGCTACAACAGGGACGTCCTTAGATACCCAGCCATCGGGGACGCGGGAAAAGGTTTTTGCGTTGGTGTCGATGCACAGATAATGCGCATTGCCGTATGCGGTGTTCTTGGTTCTGAATTCTAGTTTCATGGTTTTGTCCTCCTGTTTTGTGGTGGTGTGGTGGTGTACATCCTCTGTACATTTACTATTATACATGATTAAACGTACAAGTCAATAGTATATTCAAGATTAAACGTACAAGCACATAAAAACGTTGCACGTGCAACATACGAGCACACGCCCTCCAGCGCCGCCGTCCCGATCGCCCCGGCGCGGCCTGTCTGGTATCGAGTGCAGACCGGTGCAGCGTGTCCAGCGTCCGGGCGTGTGTGTCATGCCTTGCGTGGGTCTGCGCTGCTGCCTGTGATGTGTAGGCCGTCCGGGCGCGCTGGGGCTGGTGTCTCCACCTCTGGGGTATATAGGGAGAACCGGGGGTGGGGTGGTCGACACCTCGCGTAGAAAAAATTCAAAAAAGGCGTTTTTCCTGCCTACCCACCCCCTCTTTTCTGCACAAATCACCCCACTCACATTGTCAATCTCAAAAATCTCGCCAAAAAACAAAAAGACCCCTACAAAGGGTCTGTGTTCTGTGCTATACTTGCCTTACAAGCCTTGAAAGGGAGGAATCTACAATGGCTAAAAGTAAAATGACAACGTGCAAGCACTGTGGCGCAGAAATTGCCGCAAGCGCAAAGGTCTGCCCTCATTGTGGAGGCAAGAACAAGCCGCCTATCTATAAGCGTTGGTGGTTCATCGCTATCATCGTTCTGGTTGTCCTGTCTGCTATTGGCGGCTCTGGCAGTAGTTCTGACAGTTCCGCAAGCAGTAGCAAAGCGACATCCAAAACAAGTGCATCCACCGCTTCTTCCGTTGCGTCTGTGCCAGAAATCAGCGAGGATGACTACAAGGCTGAGTGCCAGACTGTGGACTATAAAGAGCTGTGCCGCTATCCTGAAAAGTATGAAGGCACTAAGATTACGGTCAAGGTAAAAGTTTCGCAGATTATTGACGCAAACTTCTCCGGCAGCGAAAAAGCATGGAGAACTTACACGGACAACAGCGGATACGGATTCTATGCCGATGACGAGTATTATATGCTTGACAAGCGCGGTGGCGATGCTGTGAAGATTCTGGAAGATGATATTATCACCGTCTATGGTGAATTCACCGGGCTTGAAAAAATCACCAGAGCATTGACCAGCACTACCGATGAACTGCCCCGCATCGAAGTCAAGTACGCAGACCTTGTAGAGGAATAATCGCATAACACAAAAAGCCAGCGGCTAGATGTTCTCTAACCACTGGCTTTTCTTATTTAACTATTTCACGGAGTTCAAAAATGTGCTCCGTATGAGTTTTGCTCATTTTTGAGCAAAACCTCAATTATCCGTTTCTGCGGATACTTGCATAAAGCAGACGGAACGTCTCACGGCCTTTCGGCGTTACTCTGGTCTGTACGCCACCGTGCTTGTTCTTCTGGTTGCAGTATTCCTTGACGGCAAAGAGGCCGTCACCCTTGCCCGCTTTCGGCAGGATGCCCTTGCTCTTGTCGCGGTAGATGTATCCGTCAGAAATAAGCATCTTGATGAACAGACGTTCAGGGATACGCAGTTCCTTTGCAGTCGAGCGGAAATTGGTAGACACGTTCCACGCCACGAGGTCGTCAAAGTAGTCTGCCTTAGGCTGCATCTCCTCGTTCTTCTCACAGAGTTGCTTGTTCTGCATCTGCAACGCTGCACTCTTCTCCTTTTCGGACTTCATGTTCTGAATCAGCCCGATCACAAAGTCCGGGTTTGCAATAGCCGTCTCCAACAGGTTGTCGGTCATGTACATCCCATGCTTGCGGATGGACGGCAAAACCTCGTGAGTGACCCAGTGCTTGAATTTCTTTAATTGCTCTTGTCTATTGGAAATATATTCCTCATTGACACCACGAGCTTTCTCTGGCTGCATTGCAAACAACGCAGAATAAAGCCCAGCTTCATTCACAACAGTCATGCTTTGTGTGCCGCCGGGGGTGTTGATTTGTGACACACCCTTTTCTTCATCATCTAATCTGGCGGCAACGCGTCGATAATTGGTTTCTCCAAATGCTACACATACATCTTTCAGCACAAACCACGGTTCGTTGTCAATAAGTGCGGCACGAATTTCGCCAAACTCGGCGTTGTTGAAGATTTTGATGTTCTCAGACAAAGAAAGTTGCATTAAAAAGCTCCTTTTCACTTGTGAGAGAAGCGATTTTCTGCTATAATAACGGCGAGAGAATGCTTCTCTCAGGGTTTACATGATACGTTCGCTTCTGTCGCCAAACTTCAGCGGACGTATCATTTTTCGTTTTCATCGGGCAGTGGATGGTTTTGCAGATACTCTGAAATAGCTCTGCGCATAAACTGGCTGCGGTTAAGGTCGCATACGGTGCAGTAGTGATTGATCTCTGCCAGCATTTCCTTGCTGACGTTGGCGTTGCACTGTGCACCATTCGGGTTGTTGTACGTCATACTCGTTCACCTCCTTTCGACGTAATTATATTATACCACTTTTCCTTGTGAAGTAAATAATTTCAAACGATTTTACGATGTAATTTATAATACATACGAATTGCCGAAATTATGTTACTTTTCTTTACGTCCTGCTTCGTACCCTGCCCGATAGTTCAGTTCGGACAGCTTGCCCAGCGCTTCTGCGTACTCCCTGTCCTCGCTGGTCGGCTCTTTGCCATGTGCGAGGGTTTTCAGAAATTCTTCGGTTGTCGTGGGAAAGTTCATGTTTTTTGCTCCTTTCTATTGCAGAAGCTGTCTGCTTCTGCTATAATAATTGACAGAAACCGAGACTGCGCCCTTGGTTGCGCAGCTTCTGTTTTGTGGTGGAATAGGTCATCAGTGCAACTTTGGTCGGTGGTGCTGATGGCCTATTTTTTATGCCACAAAGGATAAATCTACCGTTGTTGGCTGATTCATCGTGTGTTCTGCTGTCTTAGATTATAGACGCTTGGTATATAGTTGTCAACAGCCCAATTTGTATAATTTGCATCAGATATTTCTGATTTTTACTCATTCTAACGTAAATTTACGTTATTTGATAGCACTTTCGTAAACGGATTAGTTTACCCTAGTGATAGTAACTTGAAAATTATTTTTCGATAATTCGTAAGGCTAGTATTCGAGTATACAGTTTGTAAAGCAACGAAAAAGTTTACAGCCGTTTGACCACCCTATTGATAGTAAAAAGCTAAAAATACGCAAACTTTCTCTTGACGATTAAACGTACATAGTGTATAATAGGGTCAAGAAAGAGAGCTGGTAAAAATGAAGAATGTAGCTGCGTATGTCAGAGTTTCCACGGATGGGCAATGTGGCGAAGATAAATTCGGAATGGAAGCCCAGAAAGAGCAAATCGAAGAATACTGCCGCAAGAATGATATGAATATCATCAAGTGGTTTACTGATGCTGGCGAATCTGGCGCAAAGGAAAGGCCGGGATTTGACAGTATCGTGTATGGCGATGTTTCCAATCCTCCGTATGAAGCGGTTGTTGTTGCAAAAAGCGATCGAGTTGCAAGAGACATCAACGTTTATTATTATTACAAGATGCTTCTGCTCAAAAAAGAGATTTCTCTTATTAGCGTTGCGGAAGATTTTGGTAAAATGGGAGTTTTTTCTACAATGCTTGAAGCGTTTACACTTTGCTGCGCTCAAATGGAGCGTGAGAACATCACGAAAAGAACTTCTAGCGGCAGAGCCATTAAGGCTGCAAGCGGTGGATATAGCGGAGGCAAGGCTCCGATGGGGTATGAGGTTAAGGACGGGGAACTTTCAATTAAAGAAGATGAAGCAATAATTGTTCGGCGTGTTTTTGAATTGCGTGATGCTGGCAATACAATTCGTGGCGTAGCGGACAAATTGAATGAAGAAGGCTACTGCGGCAGAAATGGAAAGCCGTTTACCTCTAGCACAATTCAATCCATTCTTGGGAACAGAAAGACCTATGAAGGCTACTACCGTTACGGCAAAAGCGATGAATGGGTTAAAGGAAAGCAAGAGCCTATTTTGTAAAAGATACGGAGGGCATTTTCATGATTGAAAAGAAAGTTGAAGAATCAACTGCTTGCAATGCGTTTATGAAGAACGCAACTGCTGTAATTCTTGAGTATGTGCTTGAAGTTGGAATTGATAAGGCTGTAAAAGATTGCGTTAAAGATAGCGAAATCGTTCATTGTTTTCCCCATCTTGAATCCTACGCAAAGGAACACGGATTTATGTGACCCGCCAGACATGGTATCGGATTGCTGAACAGAGAAAGGCTGGATAATATGCAGGGAGAAGAACTGATTGTTAAGAACGGAAGCATTACGCTGCGGTCTATGCTTGACTTTGGCGGTTTCCTTGAAATCAAGCAGTTCTTGGAAGTCTGTCGCTGGGAAAACTGCACCGTTACCTTTGCAAACGAGGAAATTGTCATTTTTCCGAATGAATACGATGCTGCTAAAGATGCTCTCGTTTTTATTTACGGCACATTGGCAGAAAGACACAGTATTATCGAAAAGTATCTCCGCTATAAGCTGATGCTAGGAGATGAACAACCAAAGCCTACTTTACATAGTCAGAGAAAGGAATAAAGCATGAAACCCGTAAAATTGTCAGAACAGAGCTTGAAGCTTATTGAAACGCTGTGTGATTACACTGACAGGCCCGATATTCTCAATGCCATCGCAGATGCCTTGTACTACGATGCGGACGAGCTGAAACGCAGGCTCAACCAGCTTGCAGAAGAAGTCAAATAAACCGTACATTCTATCCGTTAAAACGAATTTTAGTAAATAATTTTCTGAAAGTAGCATTATAAAACCGAATATTTGATTTTTTGTGCAGTTGTAGGCACTCTTTACATTTTCAGGTAGGGGGTGCCTATTTTTTATGCAGCCAAAGCAGTGTATCGCCATCATTGACAGCATCAAAGCGTATGCAAAGCAGAATCCGACCGAAGCACAGGTCTATGAGGACTGGTTTCAGGCGGTAGTGAACCTAAGAGACGCCCTGCCGCAAGACAAGCGGTTCGATGCCTACAAGTACTCTGGTGAGCTGCGTTCCGTCTGTGCAGCCATGATGGGCAAGATGAAAACAGGCGAGGACGTGGCGAAGGTATATGACATTATCGGTCGGACATACCTGTTTGAAGCAAAAGATGTGTTCGACAGCTATTGCATCTACCTTGAATGGAACCGTGCGCCGGAGAAGAAGTTCTACCAACCGAGAAGAAGGGTTCTGCACATACTTGCAAGCGACCTGCAAGACCTTTTTTATCATAACATCGATTTTTTAGGAGTGTCGATGCCGCCGCGTTCTGGAAAGTCCAGCTTGTGTATCTTCTTTATCACATGGCTGATGGGCAACCGCCCTGACGTTGCATCAGTTATGAGCGGACATTCTGATAAGCTGACGAATGGATTCTACGGCGAAGTGCTGTCCATCATCACTGACCCTGTGACCTACAACTGGGGCAAAATATTCCCTGACGTTCAGCTTGTGGACAAGAGCGCAAAGGATGAAAGCGTTGACCTAAACCGAAAGAAGCGCTTCCCAACACTAACTTGTCGCTCCATCGGAGGCACGTTGACCGGTGCTGTTGAAATCGGCGAGGGCGGCGTTCTGTACAGCGATGACCTGATCGAGGACTTGGAGGAAAGTCTGAACGTTGAGCGTTTGAACAACAAGTACGATGCCTATTTGAACCAGTTGAAAGACCGTAAAAAGCAAGGCGCATTAGAGCTGATGGTCGGCACACGATGGAACGTGCTTGACCCTCTGGGACGCATCCAGAACCAGTATGCAGACAACCCAAAGTACAGATTCCGGGTGATTCCTGCGGTAGACGAGAACGGACACAGCAACTTCAATTATGACTATGGCGTTGGGTTTGACGATGCCTACTATGCCGATATGAAAGCAAGCATTGACGATGCGACATGGTGGGCAAAGTACATGGGTAAGCCCTATGTGCGCGAAGGTCTGCTGTTCCCTGCCGATGAACTGCGGTATTTCAACGGCGTTCTGCCTGACGGTGAGCCCGATCGCAAGCTCATGGTCATGGATATTGCATGGGGCGGCGGTGACTTCACCGCCTGTCCTATTGCCTATGTGTACGGCGATGCCGTGTTTATTCCTGACCTTGTGTTCAATAACGGCGATAAGACCGTAACTAGACCGGAAGTCGTGGGCAAAATCATCCAGCATAAAATCAATGTGGTGCGCGGCGAAGCCAACAATGGCGGTGACGAATACTGTGACGTGGTAGACAGCCAACTCCGGCAGCAGAGCTATCACTGCTCTGTCCGCAGCCAACGTGCGCCAAGCGGTCAAAGCAAGCTGTCAAGAATCATCCAGTATGCGCCGGACATCAAACGGTTTTATTTCCTTGACGAGAAACACCAGTCGAAAGAGTACAAGGCGTTCATGGAACAAGTTACGATGTTCACGCAGCTTGGCAAAGTTCCGCACGATGATGCCCCGGACAGCCTGGCACAGCTTGCCGATGAATTGTATAACGGAATAAGTAAAATCGAGCCTGTCAAGAGGCCTTTTTGATTAAAAACACAATATATTGTGTTCGCTGGGTCTATTTATTTGATTTCACCACTTGACAAGGCTTATAATGTACGCAGGAAGTTTTGCAGCTTCCCTTAAAGGAATAGCTTGCACGCGGGGTTTTGTCATTTTACTCGTGTGCGTGTCAACAAGCATATTCCTCCTTTCACCGGTGGAGGTTTTCTCACTCTTTCGCCTTCACCGGGCTTTATATGTTGCGTTTCCAATTGTTAGGGGAATGCCAGCCTGTCTCCCCCACGGCTGGCAAGCAACGGTTCGATTCCGTTACGCAGCACAACCAACTACCTAGCTTTGCATGGACTTATTCTCCAAAGCCTCCACCGCTATTCCCGGCTCTCAATGTGATGTTTAGGCATGACATTGCAAAGAGCAGCGGTTAACCAATCAAGCCGGGCTTCTATGTTGCATTAGCTCAGTTAGGCTAGAGCATCCGGCTCATAACCGGACATACATTGGTTCAAATCCATTATGCAGCACCAAAATTGCAGCTTGCCCGTTTTACGTCTGTCCGACAACTGAATGTAAAGGCTGCAATGGTTTTCTTCGGGCGAAGAATAGCACGGCTGGAAGTGCGAACAGTTTCCCAGTAGCTTCTGACAGGTCTGTGCTCAACAGCCTGTTTCCAGAAATCCAACGAAAGGAGCACAGATGGTAGCAAAAGTCAGATGCAAGCGTCCTCGAAAAGACGCAAACGGTAATCCGTGTGATTGCGGACGTTATCTTGGCGAAGTGGAAGGTAAGTTTTCCCTTCTGTGCCCTCTTTGCCATTGGATTACAATCGGAGATTCTAACCTTCCAAAAGATACATGGGTCTCCGTACCAAAGTTTAAAAACTGAATAGCTTTTGAAGCGCAGTTGTAAGCGCAGTGAGATAGACCTTAACAGGTTTGTCTTGCTGCGCTTTTTATTTTGCCGGAAAGGAGGAGCGCATGGCTGAGTATCAGATAGTCGTTGACGGCTTTTTGAATGAACCGCTGACTGGACGTAGACCGATTGAAACGCCGGAGACGGAAATCAACCAAGCGAACGTGCTAAAAGTGGTCATGGGCAAGGCGGAGCCTATTCATCTGCTGAACAAGAACGAAATTCGCTTTCTGCACAACTACTACTTGGGTAGCCAGCCTGTCCTCCACCGCACGAAGGAGTATCACGCTGAAATCACCAATCGCATTGTAGAGAACCATGCCAACGAGTGCGTGGGCTTCTACACAGGCTACATGAGTGGCACTCCCTGCTCTTATGTGCGGTCTGAAACGGCAACAGGTGACGGTGAGGAAATCGCCCGCCTGTCCAACGCCTTGCAGTATGAGGGCAAGGATGCGCTTGATCGGCGGCTTTGGCAGTGGATGTTGGAGTGCGGACAGGGATACCGCATTGTTCTTCCTGACAAGGGGTACAACGGCAACTACCCGGACGAAACGCCCCTGCTGGTGGATGTTCCCGACCCGGACATGGCGTATGTGATTTACAACTCCGGCATCGGGCACAAGCCTATTGCCAACGTGCTGCACATCCCACGCAATTATCAGAATGACCTGAACGACCTGATTTGTGTGTATACGCCAAACCAGTACTTTGAAATCGACAACGGCAAGGTTACGAAATCGGAAAACCATTCTCTTGGAATGTTGCCGATGGTCGAATACAAGCTGAACCCAGAGCGAATGGGTTTGTTTGAACCGGCTATCCCTGTGCTGGATGCCATCAACGACCTTGAAAGCAACCGTCTGGACGGCGTGGCGCAGTTCATTCAGTCCATCATGGTGTTTACAAACTGCCTTGTGGACGAGGATGCGCTAAACAAGGTCAAGGAACTTGGCGCAATGTGCCTGAAATCCACTTCTGGTCTGCCCGCTTCTGTTTCTCAGATTGCAAACGAGCTTGACCAGCAGCAGAGCCAGACCTTGCTTGATTCCATGTTGAATGTGTACCGCAGCCTGACTGCCATGCCTAGTGCTACTGGCAGCGAGAACGCGACATCTGACAACGTTGGCGCGGTCATCGTCCGCAACGGCTGGAATCACACCGAAGCAAGAGCGCAGCAGTACGAGAATATGTTCAAGTACGCTGAGCGCCAAAGCCTGTCTGTAATGTTGAAAATCCTGCGTGATACGGCTGGTTCTAAGCTGATGGCAAGTGATATCAACATCAAACTGCCGCGCCGCCAGTACGACAACCAGCAGAGCAAGGTTCAGATTTTTGCGCAGATGCTCAGTCAGAGTATTGACCCGCAGTTAGCGTTCACTACGCCCGGTCTGTTCCCTGACCCGCAGGCTGCTTACGAAATGAGCAAGCCCTTCCTGATTGCCGCTGGCAAGCTTGGTGAGGATGGGAAAGCACCGAAGCCGCAGGAATAGTCGACAGACCATATTGTTGACGCTAACAAAATGGTCAACGAACAGGCTGATGATGCCAATAAAGAAACAGAGGACGAATAGTCCTTTGCTATAAACACGGCAGGGAAGCCGGGATACAAATTTCGCAGCGTTGCAGGGAAGCAACGGTAAAAAAACGCAGGAGGAAATTAACGATATGAAACTCAATGTGTTGCTTGGTGATGCCTACAAAGAGGGCATGACCGCCGATGAAATCATTTCTGCGCTTGAAAAGGTTGCAGACCCTAACGCAGAGGTTGAGAAGCTGCGCAACGCCGTGACGAAAGCCAATGGCGAAGCTGCCGAATACAAGAAGCAGCTCAAGGCAAAGCGTACCGATGACGAGAATGCCGCACAGGAACAGGCTGAAAAGCTGGCAGAGATGCAGAAGCAGATTGAAGCCCTAACTGCCGACAAGGAAAACCTTGTCAAGGAAAAGACCCTTGCATCTTACCGTGAGAAGTTCGTTGCACAGGGTTATGACGCTGAACTCGCCAACAAGGCTGCATCCGCACTGGCTGACGGTGACATGGACAAGGTGTTTAAGTTCCAGTCGGAGTTTATGACCGCCCACGACACCGCATACAAGGCTTCTCTGTTGAAGGATATGCCCACACCTCCGGGTGCGGATGGCAATGGCGGCTCTGACAGTGAAGGTGTGGCGTTTGCTAAGAGCCTTGCACAGCAGAACGCAAATACTTCTAAGGCATCGAGTGACGCAATGAGTGCTTTCCATTAACAAGGAGGAAAACATGAAGTTTACCCGAAACACGGTCAACGGAATCAACGATACTATCCTTGCTTCCAATGACTACACCGCCATCCCCTTTACCGTGACCGAAACTGCTGCGGTTAAGGCTGGCTATCCCATGACGCTGGCTGGCAAGAAAGCTGTTGCTGCTGGCGAAACTGGTTCTAAGACCATCAACGCTGACGGCATCCTGCTGTATGACGTTGACCCGGCAGAGAATCCCAATGCTTCCCTGCTGATTCGTGGTGTTATCGACACCAAGAAGGCGGCAGCAAGTTCCAGCTTCACCTTTGACGCTGACGCAATCAAGGCACTCAAGACCGCCGTTCCAGGCATCTTCTGCCGTGACAACATCAGCGTGAACGCTTAATAGGAGGTAAAACAACATGGCACTGAATCTTAAGGAAGTCTTTGCCCCGGCTGCAATTGCCGCCTATTGGACGAACGACCCCACCAATGCGATGCCCTTTGCATCTGATGCACTGTTCCCTGCAAAGAAGAAGGCTGGTCTTGACCTGAAGTGGCTGCGTGGCCACAAGGGCGTTGGCGTGTCTCTGATGCCCAGCGCATTTGACGCAAAGGCTACGTTCCGCACCCGTGAGGGCTTCAAGTTCGACGAGACTGAGATGCCGTTCTTCCGTGAGGGCTACCATCTGGGCGAGAAAGACCGTCAGGAAATCCTGCGCGTTCTGGACAGCAACGACCCCTATGCCCGTGATGTGATGAACCGCCTGTACGATGACACCGCACAGCTTATCACTGGCGCTCGTATCGTTCCTGAGCGCATGATCTGGCAGCTGCTGGCTCCCGCCAATGGCGTTCCTGGCATCACCATCAAGGCAAACGGCGTGAACTACACCTACAACTACGACCCGGACGGCACTTGGAAGTCCACCAACTACAAGGAAGTCTCTGTCGCAAAGTCCAAGTGGAACGTTGCTACCGCCACTCCCATTGCTGACCTGAACGCCGCAAAGGACGCTGTTCTGGCAAGCGTTGGCGAGGTCGTGACCGAAGTGTACATGAACACCGCCACCTTCCGCAACATGATTGCTGCGGACGAGGTGAAGAATCGGTTTATGACGGTCACCGCAAAGGCAAACGCCGTTCTGCTGGATACCGAAGCGCGGCAGATTATCGAATCTGCAACCGGTCTGACCATCCATCTGTACGACAAGATGTTCAAGGCAGACCAGTACAGTGCAAGCGAGAAGTACCTGCCCGATGGCATGGTGGTGGTTGCCCCGTCCGGCGCTCTGGGCAGCACTTGGTACGGCACTACTCCGGAGGAAGCCGATCTGCTGTCTGGCCAGTCTGGTGCATCCGTGTCCATCGTGAACACCGGCGTTGCCATCACCACTGAGCTGACCGTTCACCCGGTCAACGCAAACGTCTATGCTTCCGAAATCGTCCTGCCGTCCTTTGAACGCATGGACGCTGTGTACTGCATCAAGGCTTACTAAGGCGAAAGGAGGAAAGCAGCATGGGAGACCAGTATTCCGAAGCGGCAGTCAAGCTGGGGCAGTACATCGCCCCTGCACTTGACCGTGAAATCGCGGACGAGGACTACCCACTCTTCGACCTGCTGCTTGATTTCGCCAAAGACAAGATATTTGCACAGGGCTACCCATTTGGTAACAGACCGGAAGAACTGCCCTTGCAGTATCAGTCGTTGCAGATACGCATTGCAGCGGAACTGTATAACCACATCGGCGCAAACGGGCAGACGAGTTATACCAACAATGGCATCACTCGTGTGTGGGAAAGTTCTGATGTGGCGCAGTCCCTGCTAAATGAAGTGGTTCCGAGAGTAGGTGTTATCGGCTGATGTTCAATGGTAGCCCGCTGGATAAACGCCCGCTGTGGTATTCAAACCCAGTCGGCGAGAAAAAGCCTGTTGTGGACGAATGGGGAAACGAGACTGGCGAATCTGCATACGAATCGTGGAGCGAACCCGCAAAGCTGATGCTGAACGTCAGCCCTCCTACTGGTTCTGCGGAGGCAAACCCTTTTGGAGCGTTCACAGATTACAGCTACGTTGTCAGTTCGTCCAGCAAAAAGCGCAACACACCGCTTTATGAAGGCACACACGTCTGGTTTCAGACGGACATTTCAAAGCCGTTCAATTACACTGTGGTCAAGGTCGCAGAGCATATTACGGACACGTTATATGCGCTGAAAGAGGTGGCTGCAAGTGAAAATTAAGGTGAGGTTGAGCGATGCCGGACTTCGTGATGCGGAACGTCAGATACAGGAGTACAAGACCACCCTGAACAAAAAGGCTAGAGCGTTTGCTTTTCGTCTTTCTTGGCTTGGACTTGAAGTCGCAAAGGTGCGTTTCGCTAATGCGGAATACGCTGGCTCCAATGACGTGAAATGCCATATCAACCAAAAAGACAAGACTTGTACCATCGTTGCAGAGGGCAAGGCAGTTGCGTTCATCGAGTTTGGCACTGGCGCACATCACAACGGATATGGCGGCGAACTACCGCCCGGCGTTGGTGCGCATGGCTCCTACGGCAAAGGGCAAGGCGCAAACCGCAGATGGTACTACTACGGAGAATCCGGCAATGCTGGTACACCTGTCAAACAGGTGGATGGCAAAGGCCAGTTGAATTACACCGATGGCAACGAACCAGCTATGGCTATGTGGGGAGCTGTTGAGGAAATGGCTTCTCAGGTCGAAGCAACGTGGAGGGAGGTTTGGAATAGTTGATTGATTATTTTAATTCTATCTTCACGGCTGTTGCTAAGGAATTGCGAAAGCAAGTCCCCGGCATCTTTGTCACTGGCGAAATCAATGACAGCAACGTCAAGAAGTTTCCGTGTGTGCAGATAGAGGAAAACAGCAATCTGCCTGTACACATTGATTCTGCTGGCCACAGCAAGTACGCTGCCGTTTCCCTGCGTGTGCGGGTCTACTCCAATAAGGACACCGGGCGCATTGCAGAAGCACGTTCCATCGTTGGCATCGTGGATTCTGTTCTTGAACCGCTTAAATTTTATCGCAAGTCGTTTGCCCCGTTGAATGGGCTGTATAACAATTCCGTCTATCGGATTGATTGCAGCTATGGGGCAACAATCGGAGAGGACGGAATGATTTACCGAAACTAAGGAGGTAAACATTCTATGAGTACTGCTATCTCCGGTCTGAATACCACCCTGTATTGTGGCGACAGCGCAACCGCTCTGACGAAACTGTGCGACATCAAGGATGTGCCTGACCTGATCTCTGAGCCGAACCTTCTGGATGCCACTACCCTGTCCGACCCCATGCAGGTCAACATTTTTGGCATTATCCAGAGCGATACCAAGGCTTTCACCGCCAACTACAACAAGGATGACTACAAGAAGGTCAAGGAAGCTGGCTACGATGAGACTTCCGAGAGCAACACCGTGAAGTATTACGCTCTGAAGATGCAGGATGGTTCCGGCTTCTCTTGGCAGGGTATGCATCAGGTTGGCTTGTCCGGCTTCGGCGTGGACGAGGTTGTGGAAATGACCATCAACTGCATCTTCACCAAGAAGCCTGAGTTCAGCGAGACCCTGACTGTCAATGGCGGCTAAACCGCAAAAATCGAATCAATCAAACCGGGCAGAACTGAACAACGGATTTGGTTCTGCCCCTATTTATAAAGGAGAGCATTTATTATGGCTGCTAAGGTTATCAACTTTCATTCCCCCGATGGCAAGAACACTTACGAACTGACCTTCACCCGCGAAAGCGCCGAAGCCACCGAACGCAACGGCTTCCAGATTTACGAGTTTTCTAACGGCATCAACCCTGTCAAAAACACTAAGGCTCTGTTCTATGGCGCATTCATTGCCCGCAACAAGAGCATCAAGCGAAAGCTGGTCGATGATATGCTTGCGAACATCGAGGACAAGGAAGGTCTGATGGCTGCCTTGATGGAGATGTACGCGGATTCGATCAAGGCTCTGGTTGCCACCGATGAAGAGGACAAGACCGCAAAAAACGCAACGTGGGAGATTGTGTAACCTCACAGTCTCAAGAATCGGACAGCGACACAGAGCCATTCTCTGTGTCTAAGCTGTTCCACGATGTAGAAGCCTATTACATTTCCATTGGCATGACTTATGACCAGTTCTGGCGTGATGACGTCTGGCTGGCAAAGGTCTACCGTGACGCGGAAGAACTACGCGCCCGAAGAGCCAATGTTGAAGCGTGGAGAAATGGTTTCTACACGGCATCTGCACTTTCCTCTACGGTTGGCAATATGTTCCGCAAGAAAGGGTCTAGCCCCATTAAGTACATGGATAGACCGATTCCGCTCACGCAGAAAGAGCAGGACGAATACGAATACCAACGCGCACTGGAAGCGCAGGAACGCATCAAGAGGGCGATGTTCTCTATGATGAATCAGAAGGATGGTGGTAGCAATGGCTGATGTTGATATTACAAGCTTATCCGTAGAAATCTCTGCGGAATCGCAGGGTGCAGAGCTTAACATTGACAAGCTTGCTACCGCCATTTCTAATTTGCGGACGAAGGGCAATGTTGGAAAGGTCTGTACAAGCCTCGATAAGCTGTCTAGTTCCATTTCCGCGCTGAAACAGGCGTCTGCCGGTATTTCCGGTTTGGATAAGGTCACAAACTTCCTGAATGGCATCTCTTCTGTCAACACGACCGCTGGCGTGAAGGGCGTTAACTCTGTTGTAAATGCCATCAAGAAGATTCCAAACGCGGTATCTGCTCTGAACGGCGTGGACTTCTACTCCATGTCCGGTAGCATCACGCAGTTGACGAATGCTCTTGCACCCCTGTCCATTTTGGACATTTCTGGTTTAAAATCGCTTGGCAGCGCGTTCAAAGCGATTGGCACTGTGCCCGACCTGACTGACAAGCTAAAAGCGACAGATCTTGATTCTTTTGCAAGCTCTTGTCAGAAGATTTCTACCGCTCTTACTCCCCTTGCATCTCAGATTGACAAGGTGGGCAATGCCTTTGCAAAGCTCCCTCCACAGTTGAGCAAGGTCGTGACGCAGGCTAACCGCGTGACCGCTGCCAACGAACGGCAGAAAAAAAGCTACATGAGCCTTTCCAACCAGTTGAATGGCTTCATGCGGTCTGCGGCAAAGCTGGTCTCGCTGAAAGCCATTGCTACCTATCTTGGTAATGCAGCGGAGAAGTTCAATAGCTATTATGAGGCCGCAAACCTGTTTGGCGTGTCTATGAAGGGGCTGACCGGCGAAGCAAGCACGTTCATCAACAAGATGGAGACCCTGCTTGGCATCGACCCAACCGAAGCCATGAACAACATGGCAACAATTCAGGGTCTGACCACCTCGTTTGGTATGGCAAGCGACAAAGCGTATGTGCTGTCCAAGAACCTGACGCAGCTTGGCTACGACCTCGCTTCTTTGAAGAATATCCCTGTTGCGGAATCCTTTACAAAGATTCAGGCGGCTATCTCCGGCGAACTTGAACCGATTCGCCGTCTGGGTGTCGATATTTCTAACGCACGGTTGCAGCAGGAACTGCTTAATCTTGGCTATTCGCAGAGCGTTTCTACCCTGTCTCAGGCTGATAAGGCTGTTCTGCGGTACATTGCCATCATGAAGCAGACCACCGATGCGCAGGGAGACTTCGCCCGCACTTTGTCTAGCCCCGCGAACATGATTCGTATCTTGCAGGCACAGCTGAACAGTCTGGCTCGCGCCGTTGGTTCTTTGCTCTATCCCGCCCTGAAATCCATCCTCCCGCCGCTAATCGCAGCCGTTGAGCTAGTCAAAGAGCTTGTGACCGGCATTGCATCGTTAATGGGCGTCAAGGTGGAATTCCCGGACTTTAGCAGTGCAAGCGATGCTGTTGGTGGCGTCACGGATGCGATGGACAATACCACCAAAGCGACCGGCAAAGCTGCAAAGGCGTTCAAGAACTACATCATGGGCTTTGATGAACTGAACGTCATCCAGAAGGACAATGGTTCTTCCGGTGGCTCTGGCTCCGGTGCTGGCGCTGCTGGCAACCTCTTGGGCGATGTAGACTTGTCCGGCTACGATATGTTCAAGAACTACGTTGGTTCTTCCGTTGATGAAATTAAGGCGAAACTTGAAAAGTTGCTTCCGCTCATCTCTGGAATTGCAGCCGGTTTTGCAACATGGGCAATTAGCAATGCCGTTCTTACCGCTCTTGAGAAAATCAAAGGCGAAGGTTCTTTGATCGAAGCAGTCTTGAAGCTTTGGAAAAACCCGATAATGGCAGCTGCGGTTGCCGTTGGCATTATCGTCGCAAGGTTTGTAAGCCTTTATCAGAATAGCGAGAAATTCCGAAAAGGTCTTGAACGTGTAAGGGCGCTTGTCTACCTCGCAGCGGAAGGATTCAAACAGGGCTGGAACATATCGCTTACCGATGGGAAACTCGGACAATCCATCGAATACCTGAAAGAATCTCTTTCCAATCTTGGACAATCTATCCTGAATTTGCTCCCAGAAAGCTGGCAGGAAGGAATCACTTCCGCGTTTGATTCCATTTCAAAAGTTGTAAAGAAACTCGACCTTGACGTTTGGGATTTAGTTACAACGCTTGCTGGCATCGGACTTATCGTATCCGGTCATCCTGTTGCAGGTCTTGCTGTTATAGGATTTGAAGCTATTTCCGTAGCCGTTCGCGGGCTTGGAAGTGAAAATCAGAAAACTGCCTTTGGAATGGAAACCGACTGGTTCAATTCCTTCAAGTCTATTGGCGAAAGCGTTGCAAACTTTGCGGCTGCTGCCGTTACCGCGATTGGGAACATCATTAACGATATTGCAATCTTTGTTGGTTGGATTAAAAACGGAGTTTCCGAAACAGACCGCTTGGATTTGCAGATGAATGGCAACTTCATTGAAAACTTTGTGATGGGCATTGCCCAAACAATCCACAATATAGGCGTTTTTGTTGGTTGGATTACAAGTGGCGTTGATGAAGCTGACCGGTTGGCAATTGCAGCGAACGGAAATTTCGCAGAAAAGTTCATCCTTCTGATTGCTGACGTTATAAACGGAATCAAAGAAGCCGTGAAGTGGTTCGGAAACCTGATTGAAAAAATCTCGAAGTTCAATCCTGTTAGCGTTGGCAAAAACATCATAGACGGCATCGCAAAAGGCATCGTTGGCAAAAAGAGCGTTGCGGATGATGCTGTCAAGGCTGTAACGGACGGAATCAAAGAAAAAGCACAGACTGAACTTGGCATCCACTCCCCTTCCAAAGTTTTCAAGGGCTACGGCGGTTACATCGTAGAAGGTCTTGCCAACGGTATCTCCGCTGCCAAAGACCTTGCGGTGAAAGCTATCCAGTCCGTGTCTGACGCAGTAAAGACCATCGGCTCTCAGCTGGCAGATGAGAACTACGGTCTGGGCAATGGCTCTATCAGCCTTTCCGTTGACGCAAGCGGCAAGTCCATGATGGAAACCGCAAACGCGCTAAAACGCACGATGCGCACCACCAATGATAGTTTTGGTGGCTGGTTCAAGAAGATGAAAACCGACTTGGGCGACTTCACAGAGGGCATCAACGCTGTTACTAAGGCAGGCAAAGACATCTCCAACGGCTTCAAATCTTCTATTGATGCTCTTACCGCTGCATCGAAGTCTATCTTGAACACGCATGATGGTTTTGTGAGTGCGGTCTCTGATATCCGGTCTTTCGTAAAGAAGAGCGTTGCGGAGATTGAAAACGAGTACCAGTACAACGGCTTCTTTGGCGCTGCCGGTCTTGCCATTCAAAAAGCGTTTGAGGGCGTGTACCTTGTTTTTGACAAGGTTTCCACTGCTATCAAGAACGTGTCCGACACCATTGATAGCGTGAAGAATGTTATTACCACCTTTAATTCCCTGAAAACCAAAGTTGGTGAGGTCATCGACCAAGTTCCCGCCTTGAAACAGGCGTATGGTGGGCTAAAATCCTTCTTCAGCGATTTGTTTGACAAAGACAGTGGAATCGGGAAATTTTTCTCTGACAGTTGGGATTCCATTCTGAAAAGCACAAAGCGGTTCTTGAACCAGCTTGGAATTGACTTTTCTGACGCTTGGGAATCTCTCGGCATCAAAAAAGGCGTAAAGACCCTTACGGACTTTATCTTTAAAGCTTTCGACACAAATTGGGGAGACATCCTTAAATCTGGCTTGAATTTTCTGAAACAGTTTGGCTCTAACTTAGGCATCGGCTCTGGGAATGGCTCTGGTGGCAGTTCTGGTTCTGGTAGTGGTTCTAGCTCGGGTGGTGATGCTTTGAAGTGGGGTAAGACCTTGCTCAACGGAGGAATAGCAATATTCAAAGCGTTCACCGGTGACATTCCGGGTGCGATTCTTTCCACTCTTGGTGCCGTTGGCAACGTTGCTGGCGATATTTTCGGATGGGTCGGAGATGCTGTTGGTGGGGTCGTTGATTGGGTTGGAGATGCCGTAGGTGGCGTGGTTGACTTCTTCAAAGGCATTTTCGGCTTTGCAAGTGGCGGCTTCCCCGATGCCGGTCAGCTGTTCATCGCCCGAGAAGCCGGCGCAGAGATGGTCGGCTCTATGGGTGGCCACACAGCAGTTGCCAACAATGACCAAATCGTTGATGGCATCCGCGAAGGCGTTGAAGCTGCAATGGAGCGTCAGAATCAGCTTCTGCGCCGTCAGAACGAGCTGTTGCAGGCTCTGCTTGAAAAGGAAGGAAGCGCAGAGGTCAACGTGTCCAGCTTCTATCAGGCAGTAAACAGAACGAACCAGCGCAACGGCAAAACAATTATCCCGGTAGGTACTTAAAGGAGGGGCATTTATGGAACTTGACCAGTACAATCCGATTCGGAGCGTGGATGGGCAGTATCTTAAATGCCCCTCTTCTTATCAGTGGCGGTTACAGGACATTTCAGCATCCGATGCCGGACGCACAGAGGATAACAAGATGGACAAGAAACGTCTTGGTCAGTGCGTCAAGCTGGAACTGGAATGGAAGTACACCACGATAAAAGAAGCCGCTGCTATCCTGAAAGCGTTCAACCCGGAATATATCAACGTTACCTATCTTGATGCAATGGCTGGCGATTGGAAAACCAGCGAATTCTACGTTGGTGACCGTGCTGTTCCGATGTATAATTCGCGGATGAATCGCTGGGAAGGGATATCTTTTAACATTATCGAAAGGGCTGCACACTGATGGTCAATTTATCGCAAGATATCATAAAATCCTTCAACGAGGGCAACAAACAGATTGCCCTTATTGAGGTTACTGCTGGCAGCAAGACGTTCACCATCACCGATGCAGATATCATTCAGGGCGGGTTGAAGATTGACCGGTACTGCGTGACCAACAGCAAAATTGAAGTAGGTTCTGCGGTTGCATCTGAACTGTCCTTGAAGCTGCGAAACTACGATGGCAAGTTCAACGATGTCTCTTTTGAGGGCGCTGTCCTGAACGTAAAAATCGGTATCAAACTGTCTAGCGTCCTTGAAGGCGCAACGCTTGGCAAGGGCATTCTTGGGCGCATGATTCTTGGTTCTGCATCTTCCGATCAGGACGTTGCGTATGTTCCCTGTGGCCTGTTCATCGTAGACACGCCGCCCAGAAAGCTAAGCACTATAAGCATCTCTGCATTGGACTACATGGTCTTGTTTGACCGTGAGGTCAACGCTTCCGCGCTCTCCTTCCCTATCCATGTTGACGCGCTTATTCAGAAAATCTGCTCCATCTGCAATGTCACGCTTGCAACGGACGTTTCGGTGCTGCCAAACCACTATTTCAGCATCGGCGGGCTGCCGGATACTAACCAGAAGTTGACCTACCGTCAGCTTTTGCAATGGTGTGCGCAGCTTACCGGCACTTGCGCGTTCATGGATGGCAGCGGAAGGCTTGTGCTGAAATGGTATGAGCAGACAGGCGTGACCATTACCGCAAGTGAGCGCTATGCCAGTGATATGTTGGAGAACGACATCACCATTACCGGCTTCACCTGCGACGATGGCAAGGGCAACACATACCTGTCTGGCACAGCAGATTACACGCTTGACCTAAGTGACTGCGGATTCCTGACCAACGCCTACGAAGGTGTTTTGAAGGAACTGCAAGCTGCACGCGGCGGGTTTGCCTACCGTCCATACAGCGCCACTATCAAGTCTGCACCGTATTTGTTTCCACTGGACATGATACGCTATAAGGACAAAGACGGCGTTGTACATGATACCATTGTCACCAACGTTACGCTTGCTTTGAATTGCAACACAGCGATTTCAGGCGCTGGCGAAACGGTCACAAGCTCTTCCTACGCGCAGTCTACAAGCGGCGTTACAAGCCAACAGGCGGCAACGGACAGGGCAAACCTCGAAAAGATAAATCAGACCGCCACGCAGACGAACCAGACCAAGAACGACTTTACGCAGTTCAGGATAGAGTACTCTTCTGACCTTAAAAAGACAAACACTGCCATCGAAGCCCGCGTCACGAAGGAAACGTACCAGACTGACATGGCTGGCGTTTCTGCGCGCATCGGCGCAGCCGAAACAAAGATTTCTCAGAACGCTGATGCTATCACTCTGCGTGCTACAAAAGAAGAGGTTTCAACCGCAAAGTCTGACGCAATTAACAGCGCCGCTGCGGACGCCACAAGCAAAGCAACCGCAGCCGAAAGCAATGCAAAGTCTTACGCGGACGCTCAACTGAAAGTTACCAACGAAAAGATTGAAACAAAGGTTTCCAAGGGCGATATCGCTTCCACGATAAACCAGACCGCACAATCTGTGCAAATCGAAGCGTCCAAAATCAACCTGAAGGGTGCAGTAACGACTGAGGACATTTCCGCTGATGGTCTGAACGCAAAGGTGATTCAAGCCGGAACGATTACCGCAACGGAAATCAAAGCGGATACGATTACAGCGGGAAATCTTGCTTCTGGTCAGGTCATGGTCAAAATTTGGGAGAACGCAAGCCAAGATTCTGCATTCCAGACGCAAAATATCATCTTAAAAGATAATGCATGGTCGCAAATTATGTTTGTTTTTAATGGAGCAAAATCGGAAAGCGTTAAAGTTGACGGTCAAACGTATAAAATTGGAATGCCAAACATCACTTATACAATTCCATGCCCTCATAGAAATGATGCTTCATCGGTTGAGGTATATTACAGCGCTTCTGCCGTTGCTCCAGCAAGTGGTTCTCCTACATTTGGCGCTTCATCGTTGCCTTTAATCGCAAGAAGGCTTTTTAGTGCTTGGAATGAATTAGAAAATGGCGAAAATCGAATATATTTTGTTTTTCAAGACGCAATGCTTTTATTCTTTAGTGGGGCATCTAGTACTCCATCTGATATTTCAAGCGGCAAAAAATATGGCAACCGTCTTGTTAATGAGTATATGATTCCAATTGCAGCTTATGGCATTAAATGAGGTGACGTTTTATGATTGCACTAAACATTGACAAAAAAACAAACCGTGTTCTTAGTGCTTCGCTTCTCTTTAACGGTGCGTCCATGCCGGGAAGCGTAGAGGTTGAAGCGCTACCGGATGGAAACCTTTACGATTATCTGTATGTTAACGGAGAGTTCGTCTACTCCCCGATTGAAAAACAAGAAGAGGAGGTAACTTATCAATGAGCTATCAAAAGCAGAACTTTGCAAACGGTGAAGTGCTTTCCGCTTCGCAGCTGAACCACATCGAGGACGGCATTGTGGACTTGGAAGGTAATTCAAGCACGGCGCTTGCTGGCAAAGCAGATAAAACAGAAGTACAAGCTATCGCAAAAAGCGTTTCTGATGAAACCACCCGCGCCAAAGGCGAGGAGCAGCGCTTGGACACCGCTATCACCGCCGAAACCACCCGCGCGGAACAGGCAGAGCAAGCACTGGATACGCGCACCGTAGCCCTCGAATCCTGCGGATTTGTCGTTGTAGACGGCAAAGTCTGCATGAAATACCGCAAATCCTGAAAGGAGTAACACATGGCTGAAAACGAAATTAGCACGCAGGCACCTGCCACCGAGGTGGTGGAGCCTATCTATCTGGATCAGACCGCAAAAGACAACGGCAGAAAGCTTGACCAGATGACTGCCGCCCTGCTGGGTATGTCCAGCTCGCTGGGCGTGATCGCGCGGGCACAGACCGGCGTGGTGGAGGAGATGGACTATAACGGCATCAAGGCCGTGGTGGCTGCCGGTAACGCACCGGCGGTTTTTCCGGCCGGCACCCAGCTGGTGAACACCTGCACCGCAAAGGACGGCAAAGTCTACGACTGCCCGTGGGACGTGGTAAAGACGGACGATATCGCCGAGGGTGAGACCGGCACCACCGCACCCGCAATGGTACTGCAGATGCACTACGCGTCTCTGGAAGATATCCAGTTTTCTGCATATCAGGCCTTCTACGTTGTGCCGGAGGCCGGTCTGGTGGCTGGCACCTACAACATCATTTTTGATTTTACCTATGGCACAAACGTCATAAACGGCGGTGCCTATAATTTTACCTTGACCAAAAATGCCCCCGCAGGTGCACGCATGACCGGCTTCTATAACGCACCGGACGTTGCACCTGCCAATTGGAAGGTTTACGTCTACAAGGATCAGTATAAGTCCGAGCTGCTGGAGACCTGCAACGTCTCTGCTGGCGTCGATGGCATAAATCTTGGTTCCTTCCTTGCAAAGCCCAACGGCAAACTGAACGGCTTGCATTCGGTTGCCTACGGCGATAACCGGTGGTATAAGTCCGCATACCGCCAGTACCTCAACAGCGATGCACCCGCTGGTGCGTGGTGGCAGCCGCAAGATGAATGGGACATGAAGCCCGATCAGGCGGACACCGTGCCCGGCTTCCTTGCTGGCTTCTCGGATGACTTCAAGAACGCGCTGACCCGCGTGAAGGTCGTGACCTACGGCAACACCGTCACCGATGACGGCAGCGCTGTGGTGACCTATGACAAAATCTTCCTGCCCTCGCTGGAGGAGATCTACTGTTCTCCGCAGGTCAGTGGCGAGGGTACATACTGGCCGTACTGGAAGGAGCGCACCGGCGCAAAGACCCCGCAGGCTCTGTGGCAGACCTACCCGCTGCGTATCACCCGCGACCTTGCACAGCGCACTGTGGGCCGCGGTGTGCGGCTGCGCTCTGCGATTCGTGGCTACGGCAACTATGCCTTCTACGTGGGCTCCAGCGGCTACGTCAACCACTGGGGCGCGGTCGGCGCGGGTCGCTGCGCCCCGGCTTGCAAAATGACCAATCTTGTTAAATAATCACCGGGCAATCCCTTGCCCGGTGAGAAAGTGAGTGCTATCCCATGGCAATGCGCAAAGACCAGATACCGGACAATAAATTCACGCTGCCGCTTGACGCGCGTGAGCTGGCACTGTATACCAGACAGATCACCAAAAACGCGAAAGTGTTTGACCTCGAAATTGACGCAAGCCTTCCCGGTCAACTGCGCGCTACGGCAGACCGGATATTTTTTGATATCTTCGGAGCAAACGACCTCCGGCTGGACAAGCCGAACGAAAGAGAGGAGCGCTTTAAGCTTCAAAGGCACGCCGTCCGGCTGTGCACCGTCCTTTTGGCGGAGATAGACATGGCAAAAGCCAGCTACCACCTTTCTGGCAAACGGTGCTCTTTCTGGGGCAACACTGTGCGCGATATCCGGCAGCGTTGCCGGGACTGGCACGAGAGTGATGCAAAGCGTGCAAAAGCGCTTTGACATAAAAATGGCTGTAGGCTAATGGGCCGCGGTGTGCGGCTGCGCTCTGCGAATCGTGGCTACGGCAACAATGCCTTCAACGTGAACTCCAGCGGCAACGTCAACAACTGGAACGCGATCAACGCGAATCGCTGCGCCCCGGATTGGACGGCAGCACGCCCACAAAAGCCCCTGCATAGCAGAGGCCGGGCAAAAACTGCCGTGCAAGGAGCCGAGTGCCATGTCTGTCCTCTGGCAGACGAACAATATCAGCCGGACGTGGCCACCCTGCGGGGTGTTGACCGCTATCACCCGGCAGATCCTTGCGAGGAGAGCTGAAAAAATCAGTGCAAGAAGAAGAAATAATAATCGGGTTCGATGCCCTGTATAATTCCGAGGGCAAGTGCGCCAAAGGCGTGTGCCGCAAGGCAAGCGTTGGACGGTTTCACCTGTTTCGGATGGACGAGATCCTGAAACTCCAAAAGGAGCTCGCGACAGGTACATACAAGGCACGGCCAACAATCAAAGTTAGAATCACCTATCCCAAGCCCCGCACAGCGGTTGCGAATGGCTTTCGGGATAGGGTATACCAGCGCTCTCTCAACGACAATGCTGTTTATCCAGCAATGACACGGAGCTTCATCCGGCAAAACGCGGCCTGTCAGACCGGCAAAGGTACCGACTGGGCGCGCAAGCAGGTCAAGCTCATGATGGAGCGCGAATACCGGCAGCACGGCGCTGATGGCTATGTGCTGTTGGTAGATATCCGGCACTATTACGACACGATGCCCCATGACGTGGCAAACCGCTGCTTTGAGCGGCATCTGCCGCCAAGTGTGCATAACCGCGTGCGTGAGGTGCTGGATCGTCAATATACCGGCGAGGCCGGTTATAATCCGGGCAGCCAGATGGTGCAGCTTGCCGGGATCTCGGTGCCCGACCCCATAGATCACTACATCAAGGAGCGCCTGCGGGCGAAAAAGTACGTCCGTTTTATGGATGATAGCCTCATCATCCACCACGACAAGGCACGGCTTGAGGAGTGGCGGGAGGCGATCCGCGCCCGGTACGCTGCCGATGGCATGGAGCTGCACCCGACCAAGACCAAGATCGTCAGGCTAAAGGATGGATTCCGTTTTCTAGGTTTCATCTACCGCTTGACCCCGGCGGGCAAGGTCGTTATGACCGTTGACCCGCAGAATGTCAAGGCCGAGCGCAAGCGCCTGTTTCGGCTTGCCCAGCTCATCAAGGCAGGAGAGAAACCGGCATCTGCCCTGTATGAGCAGTATGGATCATGGAAAGCCCATGCCGCTAAAGGCAACTCGCAGCAGCTGCTGCAGCGCATGGATCAATACGTTAAAACTCTGCTGGAGGGGATAACTACATGAAAATTGTTCACAACACTGGCGACATCAAGACCGCCGCCGAAAACGAAAACCGGGACGCGGATTTGGCACAGATCGCGTCTATGGTGGACTTCCTGTGCATTCTGGCCGATGTGCCCATTGAGGACGAGGCTGCAGACAAGGAGGGCATGAGCCATGAGTGATAAGCACAGCGCGATCTTCGGCAAAGCGAAAGACGAGTACGAGGCGGGCCGCTGGTCTAAGGCCATGCTGCGCATCCTTGTGCAGCGCAAGCCCCAGCGCCTGACCGCAGAAGAGTATGAAGAGATTACCGGCGAAAAGTATTAAGGAGCAGAGTATGAGACCTATCATGGACGTTTCCCGCTGGCAGGGTAACATCGACTGGGACAATGTCAAGGCAAGCGGCCTTGTCTCCGGCGTGATGCTGCGGGCGCTGGGCAACAGCGCGAAAGACGCGCCCAGCAAGCCGTACATCGACCCCACCTTTGAGCGCAACTACCGCGAGTGCCAGCGGCTGGGCATCCCCTGTGGCGTGTACTACTACTGCAAGGCGGTCAACACGGAAGAAGCTGACGCAGAACTTGCCCTGCTGCGCAAGGTGCTGACCGGCAAGACAGTGCAGCTGCCGGTGGCGGTGGACATTGAGGACAAGTATGTGCAAGCTCCGCTGGACAAGCAGACCCTGACGAACATTGCCGCTCATGCGCTGGGCACGGTGGAGCGCTGGGGCTTTTACGCCATGCTATACACCGGGCTGTACTTTGGCCGTGATAACATGTACATGACCGGCGCGGCGCTCAAGCCGTATGACGTGTGGCTTGCAGCCTACCGCAGCAAAAAGCCCGCGCCGGAATGGAAATTCGGGCTGTGGCAGTACACCAGCAAGGGCAAGATTCCCGGTGTTGTGGACGCGATCCCGGGCAAGATTTCCGGCGTGGACTTGTCTGTGCCCTACAAGGACTATGCCAAAATCATCCGCAAGAAGGGTCTGACCCGTCTCCGGGAGGGCGCATGAGCGAAAAAGAAGCTTTGCTGTGGGTGCTGGGCATCTTGGGCAGCCTGTGCGCCGCTGCTATTACGATCGACAAGGTGCTGGAAATCATCCATAAGTACATCAAGAAGGCGCAGGAGCCGGACAACGCGCAGAACAAGCGGCTGGATGAGCTGGACAAGCGCGTCGGCACCTTGGAACAGGGGCAGCTCCAGCATACACAAGCCCTTGCAAGAGACCTCCGGCGATTTGACGGCCTCGATGAAGAAATGCGCCTTGTTCTCGTTGGCGTGCAGAACCTTTTGGATTCGCAACTGTCCGGCAATAACCGCGAAGGTATGCAAAAAAGCAAGACTGACATTAACAATTACCTGCTGAAAGGAGTAACCAATCATGGAAGCAATCCTTAACACCATTCTCACCCCGCTGCCCGCGTGGCTGGCGCTGGTGCTCATCGTTGTGGGCGCTGTGTCGCTTGTGCTGGGACTTATCCGTCTGGGCTACGGCGCAGCGGTCAAAACGCTGGTGCTTGACCTCATCGACCAAGCAGAGCGTGAGATTCAGGGCACCAAGCGCGGCGCAGAGCGCAAGGCGTGGTGCGTCAAGATGCTGCGCCATTATCTGGACAACAGCAAGTGGGGCAAGCTGGTCAGCTGGGCAATCACCGAAGAGACCATGAGTAAGGTCATCCAGTTTTTCTTTGACCGGGCAAGAGCAGCCCTGCAAAAGCAGTAAGGAACGCACCGTGGAAATAAAAAACTTTTTGGTTGCAGAATTTATTTCTATTTTTGCACAGCTTTTGCTATTTACGCCCTTCTTTTTTATATGGAAAAGCGATTGCAAATCTATTGGAAAAGAAAATCTTGCGGTTCCCCTCAAAACCAGGTTTTTATACTGGTGCATTTTCTTTCCATTCTGGGCTATCCCGCTTATTTCTCGCTGAAAGGAGTACATCATGGCAAGCACTACATACCGCCATCTCGGTGACGTCACCGAGATGTACGCCGCACAAGAGCAATTTCGTGACCTCACGAAAACATACCATCTCGGCAACGTCCCCGTAATGGTGCGCAACGCCGGACAGCTGCCGCAGCCTTTCTGGCTCGGTGCTGCCTGTGGCGGCGGCTCGTGTGGTGCTGCCCGCTGCGCTGCAAGGACTTGACCGACAGCAGATGACAGCCGCTATCAAAAGCGCACCGCTTGGGAGGGTTGACCGTAAGATAGCCTTACTGCGGTACGTTGAGCGGCTACCGCTGCCGGACATTGCAGCGCAGACACATTACAGCCGGACGGCAATCAGCTACCGGCTGAAAGGCATTGAAAAAATGCTGAGTGCGTGATATAATAGTTTCGTCTAGGGATTAGCTTTGAGCTTTTGCTCTGACAATTCAAAAGCGGCAGACTTTCGGGCTTTCCGCTTTTCTTTTTGCACGATTTGTGGCAAAATAACATCAACAAATCCTCCCGGCCTCTCGAAGAAGCACAAGAGGGTGGATATTTGAAAGGCCATGGCCTTTGTAGAGAGCGGCATTGCCTGTGGGCGGTTCCGCTCTTGATTTTAGACTTTGCCGTTTTGGCAGCACAAAACCCCCGGTGTTCCGCTTGGAGCATCGGGGGTTTCTTTATGCGGCAATATGCACAGCCAAAACCGCATCGTGCAGCATTGCTCGTGCATCAATGCCATATACTCCGGAAATGGAATCAAGACTGTTCTCGCTCCACTCCCAATCAATGGCAGCATCGTCCATGCTACCATAACAGCCGCCCCAGTTGCGGCCATCGGTGCTGGTTACATCCCAGAAAACGCGGGTGCCAAAATCACCGCAACTCAAGTCATCCACGGTGACTGTCAAAAAGTCACCGTTTTCAAGACTAACTAAGATTCCGCCAGACGGCTGGGAATATCCGCCGCCATTGTTGGCGGTGTTAGGGTCTGCTGCTGGGTTGCACTCACAACCCCAAAAACTAACCATATAAGCATCCATGACAAATTCTCCTTTCTTTAAGGGTTTTCTTCCCTTATTATACCACAGCCCACGGATTTCATCTGGTTAAGGTTATAGCAGATTATAATGCTCCGCCAGCAAAAAGCTGACGTATGTGGGGCACGCACGCTTTTCACCGCACCAGTCCTGCACAGTGCGCAGTGGGACGCCCACCTGCTTTGCAAAAGCGGTCTGCGACAGACCAGTGCGGGCTACCAGCTCTCGCATAGACAGATGCGCCACGTCCCAGATGGTGGACAATCTTGCCTTCTCGGCATCCAGATCCACGCACCCGTCGGCATCGTCCGGGATGCTGAGAGTGACATTGCTGAGGAATGCTGCCCGGGATGTTTTCGGGTCGGTTGCCATATTAAAAAGTTCAGCTGTGTACATTGCTTTTCTCCTTCTTAAATCTCCTCGGTCGATGTTCGCGCATCGGCTGGGGACTTTTTTACTCCATATCTTCCAGAGTTTCAAGATACTTCGGGTAAAGGTCTTCCACGACGGCCTGTCTCTCAACGTCGTCCAGATTGCCGTTCATGAGTGCCTCGCCCTCTTCATCGGAGAGTTCGATGCTGGTGGTGACCATCAGATCGCGAGCGTCCAGATGAGAAGTCTTAACGTCGCCATCATCGGTGAGGTGCGCATAGATCATCCAAACGCCGTTGTCGTACTCGATTTCGGTACCGGTGGCCATAACCTTAGTTGCAAACTCGTCAGCAGTGAGCTTTTTCATAATTGTTACCTCCATGTCTCCATGTGTTTGCGCTGGGCCTTTCACTGTCTTTATTATACACGCATTGCGTGCAATCGTCAAGGTTTTTTTGAAAATTTTATACGCGTTGCGTGCAAATGCTTGAGTGCTCATACGACCCTGTGCCGTGTGGGCGCTTTTCTTTTTTGTCCTTCGTTGTGCGTTCGTTGTCTTTCGTTTTCTGCCGATGCAGTACACTGGATGCACAAGGAGGGATGTATTATGAGCTATTATCCAACACCCGGAGCGCCCTACGTTCCGCAGCAGCCTGTTAATCCTTACGGCGGCATGGGCACGGTAGGGCTTGCCACTTCCCTGCCGAACACGCAGATGCAACAGGCGCAACCGCAGCGTCCGCAGCCGATGAATGGGCAGCAGCCTGTTCAGCAGTCGGCACAGGACGGCAGTTGGCTACTCGGCAGACCTGTTTCCAGCAGGGAAGAATTTTTGGCAATACCTTCAGACCTGTATGGCAGACCGACCTACTGCCCAGACTTGCGCAGCGGCGTGATCTACTGCAAGCGGCTCAACCCGGACACCTGCGAATCCTATGTGCAGGAGTTTTATAGCCCGGAAGCATGGCGGCAGATGCAAGCACAACAGGCACAGCAGACCGCTGCACCGACACAGCAGTATGTGCCTATTGAGCAGTACAACGCTCTCGTCCACCGACTGGATGAACTGGAAAAGTGGCAGAAGAGCTTCTCTAAGCCCACTGCCACCGCAAAGAAAGGAGAATAAATAATGCCCTCTCCGTTTGATATGATTACTCACAGCCCTATCATGCAGCTTGCAAATCTGGCTCGCGCCGGACAAAACCCGATGGGACTTATCCAGCAGTTGGGCGGGCAGAGCGCACCCATCATGCAGGGCTTGAACCTGATTCAGGGCAAAAACGAAGCACAACTCCGAATGATGGCGCAGAACCTCGCCAAAGAGCGTGGCATCGATCTGAACCAGCTGGCAAGCGTCCTGAATCTGACGCTGCCCCGATAACGCATCCCTCTAAGCGAAACGCTTCTCAGTTTTGCGGACTTGACAAAAACCGCTTTTGTTTGGCTTCGCCCATCGCATACGGCGGTGGGATAGCATAACGCAAAACTGAAAGGAGTTTTGTTATGGACGATTTTGCAACTGGTTATCTGGCTGGGCAGGACGGCGGCAATAACAACGGCGGATTCTTCGGCAACGAGGGTCTGTGGGCGGTTATCATCCTCGCCATCATCTTTGGCTGGGGCAACTACGGCAACGGGCGCAACGGCGGGGACAACGGAATGAACAGCTACATCCCCTATCTGGTCGGCACTGGCGCAACTGGTCAGGGCGGTAACGACACCCGTGCGGCTCTGTCTGAGGGCTTCTATCAGCAGGATACCTCCCGCTCTCTGGCGGGCATCCAGAGCGGTATCTGCTCTCTGGGCTATGACCAGCTGGCACAGATGAACGGCGTCAACGCCAACATCGCAAATGGCTTTGCAGGCGTGAACAGCGCCATCTGTCAGCTTGGCTACCAGAACGCACAGCTGGTGAACGGTCTGGAACGCAGCGTGTCCAACGGTGACAACGCCATCAACCTTGCCATCATGCAGGAAGGCAACGCACGGCAGGCTGGTCAGACCGCACTTGCAACGCAGCTGGCATCTTGCTGCTGCGAGAACAAGCAGCTGATCGGCGACCTGAAGTACACCATCGCAACGGAGGACTGTGCTACCCGTCAGGCTATCGCAGACAACGCCCGCGCAGTTATCGACAACTGCAACGCCAACTTCCGCAGCATGATGGACTACTTCACGCAGGACAAGATTGCCACTCTGACCGCTGAGAACCAGAGCCTCAAGTTCGCGGCTTCTCAGGATCGGCAGAATGCGCTTCTGACCACCGTGATGTCCCAGCAGACTGATACCATCCTGAACCGGGTCAATCCTCGTCCGATTCCCGCTTATCAGGTGGCAAACCCCAACGTGGGCGTGAACTGCTGCAGTTGCTGCTAACCAACACACTCCCCGATAATACCGGGTGAACCATCGGGGCAGGGGTAAGACACCTCTGCCCCTGATTTTTTAGGAGGAAAACATTATGGCTTGCAAAACAAGCTGCAAACTCTGCCCGCACTTGGTCATCAGTCAGGCGGTCACGTTCGCCAACGATACACTGACCATCAACATCCCTGCTGGCGCATACCAGAACGGAGAGAAGTATTGCATCGTGGTCGCCCAAAGCATCCCGGACACGACCACCATCAACGCCCCTGTGGTCATCACCATCGGTGCAGGCACGACCGCATACCCTCTGACCGACTGCAACTGCGCTCAGGCAACCGCTGAGAGCATCCATACTCGCACCCGCTACGCTACCCGTGTTGCAACGTCTGCGACCGGCACAGGCGCGTTCAAGTATCTTGGCTGCTTCTGCCGTTCCCATGCTGGTGCGCCCGCGTCCATTTCCTAAGGAGGTATAGATTATGGGCAAGAACAATTTTCGCCGCATGATGATGCTCCGTGACCACGACAAAGACCGTGAGCCGGAGCGCGACCGCCTTGAGGAAGAGCGTGACCGCAGGGAGCGTGAGATGGAACGCCGTCTGCGTAAGCTGGAAGGCGGCAACGACCGCTATCCCTACTATCCGAAGGAGGAAAACCGTTACATCGACCCCTACCCTATCCCCCGCTACCCTGACGTAGAGTATGGGCGCAAGATGCCGCAAATCGGCTTCTCGCAGAACGGAGACTGGGACAAGCGGTCTGGACAGTACGAACGTGGCGGTGCGGACAGCCGCTCGATCAAGATGCCGCGCCAGCACCTCACCCACGACGAAGCAGAGGAATGGTGCGACAGCATGGTGAACGCTGACGGCACAAAGGGCTGTCACTGGACGCTGGAACAGACGCAGGACGTTGCGAAACAGCGCAATATCAACTGTGACCCGAACGATTTCTGGGCTGTCATGAACATGATGTACTCGGATTATTGTCAGGTCGCAAAACGCCAGTCCGTTGACACTCCGGGCTTCTACGCTGACATGGCAAAGGCGTTCCTTGAGGACGCGGATGCCGCAGATGGCAAGGCATATCTCTACTGGGATTGCATTGCTGATAAGTAAAGCGAAAACCCCTGTGTAGTCGTAATGACCGCACAGGGGTTTAC